AAGCAGAGTAACTTCAATCTCAATCGTATTATTCATAACGTGCATTAGATGGCAGGAACCTAGCCGTTTAGGAATCGCCCTAAACTGCCACTAGTGCTGCCATCTAGTCACGCCCGGACCTGTCACGCCCGGACGAAAACTTTTATTAAATCTCAAAGAACCGAGGCACCTGACCTCTCACGCTGGCGGAGTTCCGACCGCTTCCCGCGTGAATCCGTGTTTTACGAATCCCCATAAGATACCACATCCCCGGAAGCCCCGCAACCCCTTTCGCCCTTTTCCCTGCTTTCCCCCTCTAAATTCGATTCCGAATTAACCCTTCTGCTATTGAATCTCAATCTCAACAAGAGGGTTCCCTTTGCCCATGGGGCTTGGGGTTCTATATTATATCCCCCACACTCGCGCGGAAAAAGCACTTCAGAATTTAGTAAAAGCGCGAAACCCGGAAACGCAACTTTCCCGCCCGCTTGCACTTTCCGCCCACTGGATTACTCTTCCCGCATGAATCCGCGCCCTCGTGTCACTCCGATCTCACAGCCCGCCCCGCCCACAATCTACTTCGTGCGGGACAGCTCTAAGAAGTAAATCGGTCACTCGCTATTACCCAGATGCTCACGCTTAGCCTAAGACTCAAGACTTTTATCTCCACTGTCGGTGGTGCCGTTGCATCTTTGTGGTATTGGGAAGACTCTGTTCAAATGGAATGGGAAAGCGGAATTGGAATTCTTTCTGAATAACTTATGTCAAATCTTGCAATCACTTCTGCACCACTATTGACTGGTGTTAACACAGCCTCAGGAGATCTCTTTCCTCTTGTCGATGTCTCCGCCTCCGCGGGTTCTAAAGGTTCAGCGATCACAAGGGATGAACTTGGTGATGCAATGACCCGCACGGCTGCGGTTACTGCGGCTTTTGCAGCTAAGTTAGATAAAGCCGGAGGCACGATGACCGGAGCCTTGGCTGTCACGCCGGGCACGCTGGCGACGACGGGGTTGATGCTGGCGCAGACGTGGAACTCTCCAGGGGTGCAATGCCGTGGCTTGGAAGTGGCTGTGACCAATACCGCAGCAGCGGCCACAAGCACATTGTTCCGTGTGCGTGGTGGTGCCGCTGGAACCACGGAACTGTTTTCTGTTAATGGCAGTGGGTGGCTTGTTGGTCCAGCCACGAGCACGATGGTTATTACGCCTGCCAGCGGCCAAAACCTGAATTTGTATGCTCAGGGTGGTGGATCAGTCTGCTCTGTCAACATACCACTGAGCTTTGGAGACGGGTTCCACTTGGGGTTTGGAACGTCGTCGGGGACGCGCATTGGCACGGGCACCACTCAGCGCATTGGCTTTTGGAACGCAACCCCTGTTGTTCAGCAAGTGCTGCCAACGGGAAGCACCACTGACCAAGTCATCACTTTACTTCAAACCCTCGGCCTTTGCCGACAATCATAACGTGACATGAACATCCCTCTTACCTTTAACGCTGAGGCGCAGGCCTCCATTGACCGCCGACTAGCGGACGGGCAAACCCGCGAACAGTTTTGCACTGCCCTCGTGACAGCGGAGGTCGCTCGATTTGTAGCGACGGACTTCGACGCGGCGGTCATGCGGGTTGCTGAACTGGTCAAGTCGAAACCTTTCGCGGAACGATTGGCAATCATTGCACAATTGGAAGATCCGTCATGAAGATGACCCCAGCCCAAAAACGCCAGAAGATCATACAGTGGTGCGAGGCTTTCGCCTCAGCAGCTGTGACTGGTAATCAGTTCGTGGTCGATGCCACGCGGGCGGCGATTGAGTTTCAGTGCGCCCGTGACATCCCTGACAAACCTACCCTTGCGGAAGCTATTGCTAACCAAAAATGAGCCAGCAAATCACCTCCACCCTCCGCTCACTTGGCGTCACTCCGTGGCAACTGTTCCTCGGCACCGTTTGCATCGGCTCATGGTGGGCTACAGTGCAACCGTTGCCTTCTCAGTTGTCCAAACTTACCGAGACCGTCCAGCAGCTCTCCACGCGGGTTGAGATTCACACAATTTTGTTAAAGGACATTTCCGAAGTTAAGCAAGATCTTAAAGACCTCCGCTCAGATGTCTCTGCTCTGAGGTTTAAATCAGTTTCCACAAGCCCGCCTAGGACCATTGAAGGCGAAATGCCCCAGACTAATGAACTTTCTCTCCACCGCAATTGAATGGAAACCGCTCGTCGGCGGGGTGGTTGCTTTAACCATCTGCGCTTTGTGGCTTGCCATTGCAATGATTAACTCCAAAAATCCATGAGAACAAAGCGCACAATTGAAAACCTTGGCTCGCTGAATAAGAAAGCCCTAGCGAAGCTAGAGCCTTTTGTCACTGCAGTTGAACAAGCTATGGAGAAGCACGGCGTGAAGGTTGAAGTTATCTCTGGCCTTCGCTCTTGGGCCGCACAGGCAGCATTGTTTGCTCAGGGCCGCACTAAGCCTGGTCGCATCGTCACGAAAGCCCGCCCAGGTTCCAGTTGGCACAACTATGGTCTGGCAATTGATCTTGGATTGTTCAGCAATGGGGTTTACCTGGATGAAGTTGATCCCAAGCGAGCGGATAAACTTTATCAGGAAATCGGCGCCATTGCCTCCCGCATGGGCATTGAATGGGCGGGCAATTGGAAATCCTTCACCGAGACCCCGCACTTCCAAGTGACCTTTGGCCTTACACTCTCAGCCGCGCGCCAGCGCCTCCAGGAAGTTAATCTCGACATTCAGAAACTTCTATGATCCTCAACATTCAATCGGTACTCGGCGATGACCAAGGGCGCGGAGTGAAACACTCGGAGGACGACTCTGTTGAGGCAGAGATTGTCGGTCTGGAGCCTGACTTTCTTGCTCCCCGAACGGCTCCGCCTAGTCTTGCTTTTCATGGAGCGAAGGCACCGAAGGTTGAACTCCAGCAAGAGAAGACCATCCATCGCACAGCCGCTTATATGATTGCGTCCGGCGCGAAGCCTCGAGCGGTTGCGGATCACCTCGACGTTGCTGTATCCACTGTTCGCAACTGGACCAAGCAGGCGTTTTTTCAATCACTCGTTGCTACGATTATTCACAACGAGTTCTCGGGTGACATTACGAATATGTTGAAGACCGCCGCGGTGGAAGCGGTGTTGGTTCAAACTGATTTGATGCATAATTCCACCAATGACTCGGTTCGGCTTAAGGCTTCCCAAGACCTCCTTGATCGTTATCGCGGTAAGCCGACAAACTTTGTTCATCATACGAACGGCGCAATTTCTGAAGACCCGGCGGCGGAAATCCGCAGACTTGAAGCTGAGCTTCTGAAAGACAGTAAATAACACTCAAACAAACTCAAACAAACTCATTATGCCAGACTATCAACTCTCTGAACAGACTCTCAATAAAGCGATTCTCCGCCCGGCCTCGAGCCGTGCTGATGTTCTCGGTTACACTTCTGCCGGTTCGTCCGTGACGCAGATCACTAACCGCACGACTGGAGTCACAATTACTGCTCTGAGCGGGCAGATTACGACGGACTCGACTTCCCTTGCCGCTGAGGCTTCTGCGAATTTCACCGTGACGAATACTCTCGTCGGGGTTAATGACGTCGTTGCTGTCTCGATCCAGTCCGGCTCCAACGGCGGTAACACTGCTGTCACGGTCGTCACGGTTGCTAATGGATCTTTCGTTCTGAAAGTTTCCAATAACAACGCTGCCGCTGGCACGGCTGAGACTGGAGCGATTATCATTAACTTCATCGTGTTCTCGGCTCCGAAGGCCTAACCCTCACTTTAGCTAGCCAGTCATTCACTGTGGCTGGCTAGCTTCTTTTCTTATGGACAAAAATACACGCGATCACTCCGACAAGGGGTTTAAATACGTCAGCAGCTCAGCTGCAATCACGGATGGTTCTCAGGTCTATTATGGCCTGCAGGTTCTGTCTGATCTTGTCATCTCGGCTATCACGTTTGCCAACGGCTATGAGGGTGACTCTGCTATTGTCGGCAAGACTCTACCCGCCGGACTTTATCGTCCGATGATGTTCTCTGCTCTGACGATCACTTCTGGTGACGGCATTGCTGAAAAACTGTAACCAATCTCCTCATGGACCAGGCTGCTTTTTTAACTGACCCACGGTTTGAAGATATCTCAGAAGGCTCTGTAACCCAGAAGCTGCGATTGATGTCTGAACTGGTTGTGCGTTCCAAAGTGCTTGGGTTCTCACTTTGTGTGCCAGCGGGCTTTGAGTTTGAAGAGAGCATCCCGAATGTTCTGTTCACGATCTCACGTCCGCGGGGTGAAAGTAAAAGAGCAGCCTGTGTCCATGATTGGATCTATCGCAACGGTGGGAAACTCTCTGAGGGCACAGTCACTCGTCAACAAGCCGACGCGGTTTATCACGAACTGCTTCGTCTTAAAGGTGTCTCGCCCGTTCGTTCTTACTTTCGTTGGCTCGGCGTTCGGCTGGGCGGAGGTTCTTCTTGGAAATAACTTATGAGTGCACCAGCAGAAAGAGGCAAGTATGAAGTGGAGCCTATTGACGGCACGGTTAATGACCGCAAGGTGGTTCTCCATGTTCCTGAACGTTACTTCAAAGCTTCGACAAGTCTTGTCTCCGGCACGACGCTGGAGGACTTTATGTCGAGTGAAGACGTGCCCAAGGGGGACGCGATCACGAACGGCTTTGGTTCCTACATCTACCGCGAGCAGCTACCAAAAGCCGGCGGGAACTTGCGGTTTTTGTTTCTGAAGGACAAAACTGATGCAGAAAAGCTCGAGGTCGTCAAACCAGCTTTTCCGATTTGGAAACCCGTCGAGTGGCCCAACGTGCTGCAATCACTCTATGCGATTAAGGCTAAAGTCAAAGAAGCCGAGCGGGGCACAACTGGCTTTACCGCAACAACGAACATCCGTTCTGCTGAGCGGTTCTACGATCGCTATCGTCTTATCCGCGGAGGCACGTTTAACACTGAAGTTCAGGTCGAGGAGTTCTTTTCTCCCACTCCAGTCACCGAGTTCTTCGCCACGGAGCCACACCCGGAGCCGGTCTACTACAGCTTCCTCGGAATGCAGAACACTATCGAGGCCCTCCATGAGGAAATCAACATCCCCGAGCTCGAGGTTGAAATCTCCCGCGTTGAGGGCTTCGGCACTGCTAATGCACAAGAGATCTGGAACCTTGGTGCAAAGTTTCCTGCGACGATTATGACCACTTGGGAGGGTCATTACCGCTTCCTCAACGTCACCGAGCGGGATGGCGGTTTCTACTATCGCCGCGAATTCGTTCTCCCGCCACCACTTCCACCATTTACTGAAATCTAACTATGCCCACTGCCACTTACAAACTCAAAGACAGCAACGGACGTGAGCTTTGCTCTATTCCTTCTGTGCTGACACCAGTTGCACTTTCTGGAGTCGCGACAGACGCCTCGAGCAATAAGAATCTAGTCACCGTTACATCAACAGCAAACCTCTTCCCAGGTATGCCAGTTGCAATTCCTGGAATGCCATTTGGTTGTTTCATCCATTCAATCCTCTCGTCGACTCAGATTGAACTCTGGAGATCTGAATTCGACCGCGCAACCGGAGTCTGGACAACCTCTGCCGCTAATGCCGACGCAACCAAGACCGCCACCGGACAAACCGGCTACGCTTACGGTTACCATCCTGCCTGTGTGATCGAGCTCGCCTATGCAATGGGTATGTGGCGTAACCTCCATTCCAGCGACACCGCCAACGGCAGCCCTACGATCGTCGGCGCTTACGGTGAAAACCTCTCGCACGATACCTACGGTGAAGGCGTTGCAATCGTTCCCACCACTGGCACAGTTGCCACAGGTCTCTACACAATGACTGCCGGTGACGTTCGCACAACTGACACCCTCGCGGCAACCCCGTTGAAACGCCACAACGGTGAACTCCACGGCCTTCGCCCCTTCGTCCACACTTCCGGCCTCCTCAGCCACATCGCTGCCAACCCGCAGCACCACGTCTTCCTCTCCTCCATCGCGTAACTCCTTTTATGCTGCCCAACCCAGAAGAAACAGAACGCCTCGAAAAACTCCGTAGACTCCGTGAACTCAAAAAGTCCTACGGAATCTATGCCTATTCCCCGTCGCCTAAACAAAAGCTCTTCCACGCTGCCGCTCACCACAAGCATCGCTACCTGCGCACTGGAAATCGCTTTGGTAAATCCACCTGTGGCTCAGCGGAGGACTGTTCTTTCGCACTCGGGGCTCGCCTATGGCTGGACAAAGATGATCCTATGCGTCATTTGGGAATACCAAGGCGTGCGACAAAAGGTGTGATTCTCGTCGCGGACTGGGACAAGGCGCGGGAAATCTTCACCTCGCCGGAAACTGGGAAACTTATGGCGATGTTGCCGAAGGACCGCATTGAGGCTTGTATTAAGAATCAAGCTGGCGAGGTGTCAATTATTAAGGTGAAGAATGTGTGGGGGACGATTTCCACGATTGAACTCGACACGGTGCGGAGCTTTATGGCTAATCCGCTGGGCGGTGAAAGCTCTCAGTGGGACTGGATTCATGTTGATGAGCCGATCCCAGAAGCAATGTGGAAGGCTTACTCGCGCGGTTTGATGGACACGAAGGGTTCTTCTTGGTTCACGTGCACACCGATTTCCGAACAATGGATCAACAAGTTCTTTCTTCCACCGAAGATGATGAAGAGCTCGTTTGACAATGGATTCTCTTGGGAGACTAAGCCCGAGTGTTGGATCATGACAGGGTCGAGTTATGACAACCCGACGCTGGATAAGTCCGAGGTAGATCTTTACTCGAAGACACTGTCACCCGCCGAACGGGCTAGTCGAATTTACGGATTGCCGAAGAACTCTCAAGGGCTGGTTTATCCTGAGTTTGATCAAGAGAAACATGTTTACACAAAACTTCCGTTCGGCTGGAAAGACTTTGACGAACCGCCGGACAATTACACAATTCGCGTTTTCATCGATCCGCATCCAAGAACTCCGCACGCTGTTCAGTTCTGGGCTACTGCTCCGACGGGACAGAGTTTCTGTTATGCAGAAATCTTCTCGGCGGTTTACATTAAAGATCTTTGCTCGATGATTCATAGGATCTTGAAAGGCCGCACACCTTGGCAAATCTGTGTTGACCCAATCGCGTTTATTCCTAATCCGGTGAACGGGAAGTGCTACGCAGATGAGTTTATCGAAAATGGTCTTAACGTCCTGCCCGCGCCGAAGGAACTTTCCACCGGCATCCAGAAAGCTAAGCAAGAGCTTATCCGCCCGGAGAATCTGTTCTTTTGTTCTTCTTGCTCAGAGACGATTGAAGAATTCTACTCCTACTGTTGGGACAAAGATAAAGAAAAACCCGTTGACAAAGATGACCACATGATGGAATGTTTCTACCGCGCGTGCGTTGTCGGACTCGAGTGGGTCGATCTCAAGCGCGAAGAGTCGAAGATGGAAAACTTCCAGTTTCAAGATTCCTTCATGGATCTCTCCCCGCTTAGCTCTTCACTTTCAAACATTGCTGCATGAAACTCCCTGACCTAACAGAGCGCCTTAAAGCCGAGATTCCAGACCACAAACTGGATGAACTCTGCACGTTTCTAGTCCGCAATGTGAACCGTTCCCGCGGAGTCATGGCGACGAACTACGAGACCTGGGATCGTGCTTTGGACATTTACCGCTCAGTCGTCCACCCTGACGCATCAGACATCCGTGCTCGCCGTAAGAACGAGCCGGAAAAGATGATCGTTCCACTCTCTTACGCTCAGGTCAACACTCTTGTCACGTTCTTGTTTCTTGCCTTCACGCAGAAAGAATCCATCTTTGAACTCGTCCCCACCGGCCCTGAAGACTACAACCAAGCCCTAACCGCTTGCCAAGCTGTCATTGATCGGGAAGTTCGCAATACCAATTATCACTCTAAATTGGTGCAGGCCCTGCTTGATATGGCAAGGTTTAACCTTGGAGTGATGAAGACTAGCTGGAGGTATGAGTCTAAGGAAGTTAAGCAGGAATTGGTTAATGCGGAAATTCCTTTTGACCTTCTGAGCGGCTTGATGATGCCGATGCAGGAAGAAGAGCCGACGTTTTCTGAAGTTGTTGTTTACGAAGGCAACGATGTTGAAGTTGTGTCGCCGTATTATTTCTTTTATGACACGCGGCAGACACTCAATAACTGGAAGCGTGGCCGCTTTGCCGCGGATGAGACACAGTTTCACTTTCAGGAACTTCGTTCAATGGAGCGCAACGGGGAGATTTTCGGCACGGAGTTCATCACACCGTTTGACGCTCGGTCTTGGAAGCATCGTCAGGGTGGCACTCGTTTGAAGGACGTCGATCCGCAAATGCAGCGTAAGGGCTTGAAGAATGATGACTATATGGTCTGCATTCTCACTGTGCAGGCTAAGATTGTGCCGAAGGATTATGAGCTTTCGGAATCGGAAGAGGATGAGATCTGGGTTTTTTCTATTGCGAACGATCAACGGATTCTTTCTGCTCGCCCGTTGAATGCACCGCATAATGAATTCACCTATGATTTGCTCACTCTCTCGCCCGATCAGCACGTTGAACTCACGGATTCTCTGTCCTCGTTGATTGATCCGATCCAGAGCGTCATCACTTGGCTCCTCAATTCTCGTGTTGCAGCTGTGAGACAGAATGTCGAGGGACGGTTTGTTATTGACCCCTCTTTCATTGAGACTTCCGATCTTGTTGCTGGACAAAAGTATATTCGATTGAAAAAGAATGCTCCTTACAACCAAGGAGTTGGTGCGTTTATCCAGCAATTAAAGACCGTCGACCCAACGGTTACTCACATGCAGGACGTTGAATCGTTGATGCGGATGATGCAGATTGTTTCTGGAGTTAATGAAAACTCCATGGGACAAGTTGCTTCCGGTCGGCGATCTGCTACTGAGAACCGTGCAGCTAATGCTGGAGCGGCTTCGCGAATGAAGCTGATCGCTGCGACTGTGTGGGTCGACGGTCTTGCCTCACAAGGAAGGAAGATGTTGCTCAACACTAGGCAAGATTTGTCCTTTGAGACGTTTGAGAAGATTGTCGGGATGGATGCAGATGAGTTCTGGGGTTACTTTCATCCAGAGAATTCCGTCGAGCTTCTCGGTAACGAGGACTATTTTTCCTTTGATGGCACGCTTTCCAGTGAGAAGAACTACATGGCTCAATCACTCCAGGAGCTCATCGGTATTCTCGCTTCCAATCCTGAGGTGCTGGCGTCTTCCCGCCTTGACCTTGTCGCGATGATTAAGGAAGTTCAGGCTCTTCGTGGGCTGAAACATCTTGATCGCTTTGAACTTCCACCTCAAACCATAACTCCTAATGGACTCCCCTCAGCTCTCCCGCCAGGAACTCAACCATCTGCTCCTATGCCTGGAGCAGCTCCGCAACAATGATCTTTTCCAAGCCTTTCTCACCGAGAGCCAGACCGCGTATGACGCTGGTATGGCAACGGTGTTGAAGAGCTGTCCTTCTGATCTTGGACAATTTGTCGTGCGAGAGCGACTAATCGGCGGCCTTGCCGAGACTAAAAGATTTCTCGATCTGCTCTCTGAAACAGAGGCTGATCTCAACCAAAAACTAAACGAACAACATGCCTAATAACCTTGACGATGAGGAAGACTTTCAAGAAGATCTTCCTGAAGAAGAGCTCCAAGAAGGGCTCGAAAACGAAGACGATTCTCCCAACGAGAACGAAGACGAAAATGACAATCCGCTCCCAGCGGGCGGACTGACTCAGCAACAGATTGTTGATCTGGCAACGCGAGCCGCAATGGCTAACGTGCCACGACAGCAAACTCCTCAACTCTCGCAAGACGAGATTGACGCAAAGCTGAATCGGTATAAAGTAAACTCGGAGTTTGTTAAGCTTCTCCGTGATCCTGAGGCTGACCCGGAAGCCCTTGTTGCTAAATTTCAAGAACTAGTCGATGGTTCTGCCAAGTTTGCAACGACGTCCGCTCAGCTGCTTTTTGAGAACGCTCTCAATCCGCTCCAGCAGCAGATTGCAGCACAGCAGAACTTTGTTCGTGAGCAGCAGACTAAGACCTTTGTCAAACATATCGAAACTCGCTATCCCGCGTTGCAAGGGAAAGGCAAGGTTGTTCGACAAGCCCTGGAGCAACTGGCCTCGTCTGGCTATGTTCCTCCGAATAATTCAAAGAGTGCGGCACAAAAACAAGTTGCTCTCGTTGCAGAGCAGATGATCCGCACAATTGATCCGAACTTTCGCTTGAGATCGGCTCAAAATCTGCAACGACAGGCGGGCAGTTTTGGTCAGCGCCGCGGAGGTGGTGGAGGTAGCGCTCCTGTCGGTGGCAAAACTGGTGCAGCTTCATTTTTGGACTATCTCGGTTAACAATAAACACACACAAATACAATGCTTGGCTTAATGTCTTCCGCCTCGTTGGAATCTACGTATTCCGAAAAGGCTATCCGTTCCATCTTTTGGAAATACCCTCAGGGCAAAGCTGTCCTGACTTACTTGCTGTCTCTCATGGACAGCGAGGAAACTGATAAACCTAAGTTCTCCTGGTTCGAGCAGCGTCATCAGCACGCTGAATCGACCACGGCGACTTCTGGTTCTCTCGGCTCCGGTGGTGCTGGCCCGTTCACAAACAGTGCCGTCACCGTCTCTGAAGCCGCTGCTGGTTTCTCGTTTACCGCTGGCACGACTTATGGCGTGTTCGTTACGGACGCTAGCAAGTTCCGCGTTGACGACGTCGTTTGGATCAAACGCGTTCCTAATGCTGCTGCCTCGGCTTATCTGGACCTCAAAGGTTCCGTCACCGCGATCGACACGACGAGCAATTACCTGCTCATCACCTCGAACGAAACCGTTGCCTCTGTCTCTAACGACACTGACGCTAACGCCATTACTCTTATGGTAATCGGTAAGGCCGCCGCTGAAGGTGACCGTTCCCGCGAAGGTGGCTTTGACTTCCCGATTGAAGTTGAAAACTACACTCAGATCTTCCGTGAAACCGTCGGTCCGTTCTCCCGTAACGCCCTCAAAGCCGGCCAGCGCTTCGACAAAACCGGTGTCTACACCAGTGCTGTCAAGCAGGCGTCTCTCCGCCTCACGGAGTCCATGGAAATGGCCACTCTCTTTGGTGAGCGTGCTGTTCGCACAGTGACTAACCAAAACGGCAAGTCCGTCCCGCAGCGCTTCATGGGCGGCGTTCTCTGGTTCCTCAAGGAATACGAGAAAGCCAACGGTGGTACCTTCACTTATCGTCCAGGCGGCTCGGCGATTACTTCGTCATCCTGGGCTACCGAGGAAGCTAAGCGCGTGTGCCAAGTTAATGGCACGGTGACGATGGCTCAGCTTGAAGGTTTGATTCGTCGTGCCTTTGAAGACACCGCTGACTCGAGCTTTGAGAAGCTCTTGCTTTGCGGTTCGACGCTTTACAGTGTCTTCCAGACTTACTTCGAGATGAAGTCGATCAAAACGACGACGCTCAAGACAAAGGAAGAATCCTACGGCATGACGATCAATATGTGGGAGAGCCCTTGGGGAACTCTTTACTTGAAGTCTCATCCGTTGTTCCAGCGCCAATCTTTGCGCTCGAGCGGGTTCATTCTCGACGTCGGCTGCCTTGGATGGAATGACCTTCAGGATTCTGAGGTCACGCTGTTGAAGAACCGCCAGAATAATGATGAAGACGGCCGCAAGGACGAATTCCTCGGTGAAGGTGGTCTGGTTGTCAAAGCTCCTGAAAATCACCTCTACCTCGAAGGTGTGACTGGTGTTACCGCTTAACTCTTATGGCTGCTCTTACTGCTGATAATGTGACGGTCACTCGTGGTTGGCAAACCGTTGCTACTCCGTTGATGATTAAGAACAAGCAATTGACGCTTGTGCTTTCATCTCAGGGTGGCGCGACTAACACGATTGATGCGTCGACACTGGGCTTCGGGGTTATCCTCGGCTCAGCAATGGCTCAGAAATCTGACGATGCTCTGGCGCTTCCAACGGCTCCAAGCTATGATGGTTCTAAGCTGTTTTTCTACAATCCTGCACAATCCACTGATGCTAATCGAGACGATCCGGCTGACGTGACTGGAACTTTCCGAGTTCTTGTTTGGGGTTATTAACCAATTAAGGCTTCGGCCCGTGAGCCTTTAATCACGGGCACTTTAACTCAATAGAAATTCAACGAAAATGAAAATTCCTTCTATGTCTTACGACGGCAAGCCTGGTGCTGCCAAAGATGTCAGCGCTACGTCCATGCTCGAGCCCGGTGCTCGTGAAAGTGCAAAGCGCACAACTGGAACTCCGAATTATGACCGCTCGACGGTTAAGCACGGAGCCTTCGGTGGTCTTGGTGTGCGCGGTCACGCTAAGTAAGTAAAAAATTGAAATGCCCTCGTTATGCCAACTATTGGACAAATTAAAGAAGTGATTGCAGGTTATCTGCATAAACCGACTGCGGACTTTGTAAAAGGTTCCGGTGCTTCGGAGATTGATTTGCTTTTGCTCGCGTTGAACAACGCTCGCAAGACAGCAGAGAGGTCTTATGATTTTTCCATTTGTCGCAAACGAGGGCATTTCACTTACTCCGGGACGGCCATTGATTGGCGCAGTCCCACTTGGTTTAGTGGAACTGGAACCGCGCGGAAGATTAAAACGTGGTATGAACGTGTCAGCGGCGGGACAGGGGCGGGAGCTTTTGGTGGAGTTGACCGTGTGCTTAGAAAATTGACTCAAGAACAAGTCGCCTCGTTGTTCGCTCGCGAGGACTATATGGAAGCTCCACTGTGGACGATAGAGCGGTATCTCTCTGACGCTGAGTCTCCGCTTGCTCGCGATCCTCTTTTGGGGCAGAACTACATTGTTACAGAAGGAAATAGTTTTTATTATTATCCCAACACTACGGAGACGAAAGTGATTGTTGTGGATGGCTTCTACTGGTGGCCCGCTTGGACGACCGGGACGACCACAGACTGGTGGACGGAGAATGCTGAAGAATTTCTCGTCTGGCAGTCTATTGTGGAAGCCAACCGCCTGCCGATGTTCTTTGCCGGCAATTCTGAGGGTAATCTTGCTCCGCCTGAGAAGGAAGCTAAGATGGCACTTCAGAAATTGATTGACAGCGAGAGTGATTCAGATTTGAACAGTAATTTCATTGCAGACCTATGATGCTATCATCTTATCAACAACTTCAACAAGGACCTTCCGCGTATCAGCGCTTGCAACAAGGTCTTCCTGAGCCTGCAAAAACTCGCCGCGTTGGCGGAGTTCGTCGAAGAGACGAAACTCAGGATCAAATGCAGCAAAGGCTCTATGGTGGAAACCAGCAAACTGATGCAAATGGCATGGATATGCTTTTTCCAGGGAACCAACAGCAAAATCAAATGCAGCCTCAAAACAACGATATGAATATGTTGTTCAATGCTCAGGATGATCAAGTAGATCAAATGGATCCAACTAATCAAGGCTTGTCTGGTTATCAACAGCTTCAACAGGGTCAATCAGCATTTCAAAAATTGCAACAGTCTCCATTTGGACAGAGTTCTTCGACGGTTAATTCTGTCCGCCGCGCGGGTGGTGTGCGCAAACGCAATGAAACTCAGCAACAAATGCAACAGAGACTTGGCCAGTATGGCAGTCTCGTGAATGGTTAACAATTTAAATTTATGCAAAAACAAGATCCTATTGCTCAAGCGATGCAGCTTTTGCAATTTATTACACAACGGCGTGGGCAACAAGCTGATCAAAACTTGGGCCAACAGCGTTTGGATTTAATGTCCCAACAGCTTGGGCTTGAACGCTCTGGGCAAGAGGCTCAGCTTGGCCTTCAGCGTAAGCGGATGGGACAAGAGCAGCAGTTTAATCAGCAACAGTTTGAAGCACAACAGCAAGCTCGACAAGCCGCAGAGCAACGGGCGATGTTAGAGGCTGCTCTTGCTGCAACGCAGAATGAGCGTGACTTTGGGTTTAAAGAATCCCAAGCCCGCCTTGCTGCAATTCATCAGCAAAAAATGCTTGAAGAAGCGCAAAGAGGGAATAAGTTACAGGAACAGAATCTGTTCTTGCAAGCTGCACCGATCTACACGCAAGGTTTGGACTTTGCAGAACCGGGCACACCTCAGGCGAGCTATCGTGATGCTTTGCTTGAAGCTGTGAAACGCTTTGTTGCTCAGCAGCAAGGTTTCCAGCTTCCTTCTATGCCACAGCCAGATGCAACAACACAACAAATTGGATACTAAATTATGAATTTTTCTGACATCATTAAAACTGGTCAACAGTTTGCTCAAAAAGCTGCTCAGCCTAAGCGTCCAGCTGGCGGTGTTCGTCGGCGCAATGAAACCCGTGGACAGTTTAAAAACCGCATGGGCGGGCAATCTGACAATTCTGACATTACAGAATTGTTCAAAGGCATCCAGCAAACCCGCACGCGTGTTCACAAAGGTATGGATGGAAACCCCATTGATCCAAACGCGCCAAAAGGTTTGGACAAACTTTATGCTGACAACCCTCACTTGAAGCCCTCTGCAGGCCTGCAAGCCCAGAACAACTGGCAAGCCCGTGACGCCGCGGGCGCTGCAGCCGTTGCGCGGAAGAAGGCTGAACAGGAAGCTGCGAGAAATCCTTACGGCAACGTTGTCACTGCTCCTAATGGGTCACGCGGCGTTACCAATTCGATGGGACAGATTGTCGGCACGACTGCACCGGTTGGTGACGGATCTAAGCGAGTATTCGACGATGCGACGGGTAAAATGGTTCCTATGGATCAATGGTTCGCGGATCGCAACGCAGTGCAACAGAGTAAAGGGATGACGCCCTCGCCGGTTGCTCAGGCCTGGAACACCGCGCAGACCACAAAGCCGGATTCAATGGATTTGCTTTTTTCTGGTAAACCGCAATCTTCTCCGCCCGGTGGCGCGCAGGCTGGTATGGTTGGCCCACCTGCGCCACAAGGAGCACCGGGCGGAGATATGCTGTTTGGAAAGATGCCAGATGTGCAATCTAAAGGGATGCCGTTGCCGGGGCCACAGATGGGACCGAACGATGGACCGCAATATGATTTCACGATGACTCCAAACGCGGGTCCGCAATACACACCAATGATGCCTAACGAAGGGCCACAGCGTCCAGCTGACTTTGGGCCTCAACTGCCTTACAGTTCGCCGGAGCAAGTGCAAGCCCTTCGTCAGATGAATGGTTTTGCTGGTCGGATGAATCCAACGGGAGCAACTCTTAACATGCTTATGAGTGACGTGTTTCCTAACCGTCCTGATATGCAATATCTACGCACGTTGTTTCCTGGCATGGCTGGTTCACAGTCCGGTTCCGGCCAGCTTTTGAAACAATTAGCTACAATGTCACAGGCTCCAGAATATCAAGCCTTGTTTAATCAAGATCAGATTCCTTCAATGTATCGCTAATCACTTATGCCAACCTTCCAAGAGATCTACAACAAATACAATTCCGCTCAGGAAAAGGGGCTCATCAAACAAGATGAGTCTCTTTCCACGTTTGCTCAGCGAGGCTTTCAAGTAACTGGTGATCCTAGCTACAAGAACATTGCTGACAGCGGATGGTTTAGCAACTCACTGCGTTCCCGCTCAGCTGATCTTTCGAACTTCATCGAGAGTGGTCCGGTGGATGAATTCACCAGTGAGGCTATCGGACGTATTGGAGATCTCTTTGGAATCACTCCGTCCAGTTCGCGGGCTGTCGGAAAGAAGCTGCCACGAATGGCTGTGGACTTTCTTCCTATGATGGTAGGCGCAGCCTTCGCAGCGCCGACTGGTGGAGCTAGTCTGTTGCCCGCTTTGGGAATGGCTGGCACGAGTGTGTTGAGCGCGGCGAGTGCGTTCGAGGACACTGGTCGCCCGCTCGATGCTATTATCGGTGGAGCGGTTCCTTATTTAGGCTCTAAATTAGCTCAAGTTGGTTCTACGGCTGCGTTAAAGTATGCGGAGAAGTCAAAACTTTTAAACCGTTTAGGGGTTCAGGGAGGAACACAAGAACTTGGGGCTGCATTGAACGCTGCTGAAAGTGCGCAGCTTGCAGCACAAGGTTTTTCTCCTGCTGCAATTGGTGCAACCACAGTAAATCGAACGGTGGTAAAATCCTTAGCAGACAAAGCTTTTGGTTATGGAGCTGGGCAAGTTGCAGCTAATGCCGGCTTTTTTGGTCTAGATACCATACGCTATGGCCCTGAAACTACTTTTACGAAAGATTATGCTTTTAATTCTTTAATTGGAAACCTTGCTTTTGGCCTTGCTGATATTCCACGTGCGTTTCGTCCAACAACGATTGCGAGTCGTTTTAACATGCCCAAGGCTCAAGAGGTTTATCTCACCCCAGGTGAAGAACGCTCTGTCCGCGCGGCTGCTATGTTTAAAGACATGGAAGATCCCGCGCAGATCGAAGCCCTCAAGCGCCGTTATGGTCTCGACATCACCAACATTGAACTCAACGCTGAGAAGCTCCGCGCAGCTCAAATGGAGCGCACCACGGGGCAGGAGCTGGTGACCAAGGATTTTGTATCTCGCTGGAACAACTATCTTGAATCCGATCCGCTTTTTAATCAAGAAACTAATGGGGCATTCAGGATTACCCAGGGTGGAGCGTTTGGTAAAGAGATTGTTGGATTGGATAAGGTGCTTGAGGCGAAGAATTTGCCGGCTAGAGCTCAGGAGCTTGTTGATGGGTTTAAGGATCAGCGGGCGGTGGTAAGGAAGAAATACTCTAATGTTGTTAGCTCGATGGTTAAGCCGGCGAGCATGGAAGAGTCGTTGACTCGCAGCGTGCAAGAGTTGGGCTTGGATGAGTTCTTGGCTAAGCCTGTGGCTGAGCGGGATTATCACACGGCGTTGAAGGATAGCTTGCTTAGCCCTGAAGGGATTGACCTTGTGCGGGATATTCATCGGGTAGAGGCGAAACTTAAGCCGTTGAATGAACCTTTGTGGAAAGAGTTTGAAGATTTTTATCTTGGCAACCGCTCGGATCTGGACTTTGATAAACGGGTGGATCTTGCCGTGGCTGTGAGCTTGGCGCGCGGAAATCGAGCCAAAGTGGAAGAGGCGCGTGCTAAGGCTAAGGAAGCTAAGCAGGAAGGGCAGAAAGATCCAGTTGTGGTGGAAGAGTTTGTCGGAAAGCTTGAAGAAGATGCACGAGACTTTGTGCAAAGCAATCCAAAAATTCAACAGGATGCTAAGCTCGCTCAGGCGGTTAAGGTGGAAGAAGATCTGAAGGTCGAAGAAGCCAAAGTAGAGCAGGCCAAGGCTGAGGTCCGCCGGTTGGATATTACGCCGGAAGAGCTTGCCACCGCGCGGGTGAATTTGGACAATCAACTTAGGGCTTTTGTCGCGAAGGCGGAGGAGGCTAAAAGGCTGAGGGAGGAAGCCGCGAGGGTGGTGCAAGAGACCGTAGTTCAACCGCAAGCAGATCATCCTGCTATGGTGGAGTTGAAGAAGTTTGTTAGCACACTTCCGGAAAAAGGCCAGCAAGCTTGGGCAGCCCGCATGGAAGATGCGCAAAATTATTTCACTACTGGGGATGAAAAGTTTTTACCTCCTGTAGGTGATTTGAAGCGTAAGCGGATGCAGGCTATTTTGGAAGAAGTTGATCCGCAGGTTAAGCAGAGAGCTTTGGAAATCTCACAGAGGCTCGATGCGGAAATGAAGCGAAATCAAGTTCTGAGGGAAAAGGTTTCAAAGAAAGAAGGTTTGACTGAAGAAGAACTTGAAGAGCTTCAGCCGCCGGATACTGTCGGTTTGGATGAACTGACGTTTGATGGGCTGCCGACAGTGGATAATGAGTTCTCTTGGGCGAAGGACAAAACTGGAAAGAGCTATTTGATCCCGGTTCCTGAAGGTGACTTTGAAACTGTCCGTCCGTTTGCGGAAAAACTGATGGCTAAGTTGGTTCCTGCAGGAGAAGTGAAAGAACGCTCGGCGGAGCTGATTGAGCTGGCTAAGTTTTTTAATAATCCTGAAGTTGTGTATGCACGATTGAAGGGTGTGGTTGAGGGGCAGGGTGATGCACAGTTTGCTCGTGCCTCAGCAGGTGCGTTTGACTTTGGTATGCGGGAGGTGGTGGATGGGAAACTAATCCGCCCAGGTAAGCCTCCGCTTGGGACAAAAGATGGCTGGATGACAGAGCTAGAATTTCGTGTCAACGGTGGGGACCTTGGCCCACTGCAAAAAGATGAGGTTGCTTTTTATAAGCAGCTTGTTCCAGAGGCTTTTGCTGGTGATAAGGTTCATTTGCAGAAGCTGTGGGATGGGCTGAATAAAGTCGGCGAGCAGGTGAAGGTGGTGACGTATGGGCAAGGCGGTATCGTAACGCCACAGAAAGCTCGACACGATGAACTGTCTCACTGGCTCGACACAAATAGAAGCTCGTTTGGTCCTGATTTCAAGCGTTGGGAAGACAACGAAGCTTGGATGCCTCGCAATGAAGTTGATGTGGCTAATCTTTCAGAAGAAGCACAACAACATGGGCTAACCAAAGAAGCTGGCGATAAGTTTGCAGAACTACTACTGTTGCGTAACCAGAGCCATGACATTGGCACTGGCCCTCGCGCAACCCCCCACTACAACCAAATCTCCCCATTTGACACGAAGAAGTTTCCCGTGGTGCGGGTGGATGTGGTGTTGTCAAATAAACTTGGTGAAAACCAAGAGTTTGTAAAGCAAGAACAAGAAGCTATTCAAGAGTTGCAGCGCAGAAATTATTCTCCTGTTCGAGATCAAGAAGGCAGAATTGTTAAGCTCAAAGACAATACGGCTGGACAAGAAGTCGAGCTTAACAATCTTTCTGTTGCTCTTAATAGTGTTGTTGAATCTGCAAATGAGGCCAGTATACTGAAAAGTCGCAATAAAGACAAAGAAATTACATTGTGGCAACAAGACAACCTCCACGAAAACCTCCCAAACACCCTTGGCTGGGCAATGGTTCAGATCGTCCCGCATCCAGTGACGGGAGAGAAGGTGATGTTTGTGGGAGAAGCGCAGAGTAGGTGGGGGCAAGAGGTGCAGCGTATTAAAGCTGCACAAAAGCAAGGTCGAGAAAATGGAAGCGCTGCAACCGATGTTGTTAACAACGCCCACCCTCTCCTCCCCATCCACCAAAACCTCATCCTCAAATCCGTCATCAAGGAAGCTCAAAAGCAAGGGATTTCCAAGGTCGCAGTGAGCGATGGGGAAACTGCGATGATAACGGAGGAGCATGATACTGCAGTTAATCTCATTCCAGTCGCACCTAAAGGTGAGTATAATCTTCCTGAATGGAGGAACCAGATCGAGTTGGCGCCTGGAGAAGTGTCTAACGGAAAATTCAAGATTACTTCTGAAGGTGTTTTAGCTCAGTCTGAATCAGGACGCTGGTTGATTGATATTGACGATATTAACGCGACGAGACTTCGCGAGATTACAACAAGCCTGAATGCTAGATTCGGCGTTGTTCCGCGCCCTTCCCAAGAAGGCGGAATGCGCCTAGCCTACGACACCACCATGCCCTCGATCATGTCGAAGCTGGTTGGGGAAGGGAAGGTGGAGGATTTTGGACTTCACAAAAATGCAATTCAAGGTAACGCTCGTGAGAATCCCATGGAAACTCGGACGTTTCCTACAATAGACGAAGCTGAAAACTTTCTTAGTCAGCAACCGGGCGAATTAAATCATGGTTCAATTCGTCGAGTCGATAATGGTTTTGAAGTTAATACGCCTAAAATTGGCTCCCCCGTCTTCCGCAACCCTGATGGCACTCCTAAGTCTTCTGTCACCGGCATAGTCTACAATATCTCTAATCCATCCCCACGAGTCTCGACTCTTTTCGCTCAGAACCAAGGTAAGGTCTATGGGGCTGCATCCTATGACAAGATGCAAATCCTCATCAACTCAAAAGCTTTCCAGAACAAATCTCCCGCAGAGCAGCTTAAATTTATCTGGGCACATGAGAACTCCCATATCTCCTTCCGCAAATCTCTCGAAGGCCAGTATGGACCAAAAGCCAAGGCTCTAGCAGATGCCTTGCTGGCCTGGGTAAATTCCGCTGACCCACAAGCGAGGAAGAATGTTGAAGATGTGGTTAGAGAATTACATCTTGACCCTGAACTCGCTCAACTAGACGGCATCCGCGATGTACTTAACAACCCTGATCCGCAGGAATGGCTAGCCAATGTCTGGGCGATGTATGCCCTGGGCACGCTTAAACCGAATAATTCTAAAGCTGCATTCTCAATGCTGCCAAGGCCGATTCGTGACTTCTTTGACTGGGCGGTTAGTGGGATTCAGAATTTGGCAAAGGGCGCTCAGATGTGGGCGAGGTTGTCTGGCAAAGACTACAAGGCAGCCAAGGACATGAAGGAACTGATGAACACCGTTCGTCGATCCTTTCGCCAGGCTGAGTGGGATGCCGCTCAGGCTGAGAAGTTTCTGGATATTGAACCAAGCTCTATGATCGAACGTGGGAATGAATTCGCGTTTGCTCAGAGTCAGGAGAATGATCTCGACCGCATGGGCCAGGTTGGCGAGCAGAAGGTGACGGACTGGAGGACGTTTAAGAGGCAGATGGGTAATCTGTGGAATAAGGCGATCCAGCCAGCTCATACGCTGGCGAACTCACACAAGGAGTTTGTCGAACCTGTGCTGGCGATGTATAACGCGCCGCTGGATACGGACAATGCTATTGGAGATGTGTTTAAAGTCGTTGTCGGTGAGCTGGATGGACGGGATAAAGTTCAGATCACGAACAAGGCCTTTGAACGTGTGCAAAAATCTGAGAGCTTGCTTAAGCTGGCGAATGCAATTATGATCCGCGCAGAGGTTAAGAACCAGCGGATGATTAAGCTGAAGGACGATGGGGACATGGTTGAAGTGGTGAACTTTGATGCACTGTCACCAGAGCAGCGAGGTCAGTTTCAACAGTTTAGTCCTGAGGCTCAGCAGGCTTTGGCGACTTATATCGCGCAAGCTGAACGGGCTAACATCATGACTCAGAAGAAGAATCTGGAGTCTACCTGGAGTGAGATCACGAGCAATCTTGCTTTGCTATTGACTTCGAAGTCTTCGTTCAATAAAGATGATTTTAAGAAAGCCCCAGCGATTGCTGAGGGGATGTTGAAAGACCTCCAGCTTGGAGATACTGAAGGAGCTGTGAGTAAGCTGGTTGGATTGGATGAATTTGATAGAGCTAAGTTGATGGAACAAACCCAACAGCTTTATGCGGAATATGCTAAGTTGGAGAAGTTCTACAATGAACGTCCGACTTATATGTCGTTTAAGCGATTTGGGGATATTCGACAGAGAATTAGCAAGCCAGGTGAGCAGGATGATGTGGTAGATGCAGATACTGAGCTGGAGTTACAGGAGAAACTGAAGCCTTACTTGGCCGACGGTTGGACTCAGACAAATGCTCGCATTCCTAAGAAGGAGAGAAAGAATCAGGAATACCGAGTGAATTCTGATCTGCTTAAGTTGATGAACGATCGGGAAAAACTCTTCAAGAATATGATCCAGGAGTCTGGAACAATTAGTGATGAGGATAAGAACATGATCTTGAACTATCCTTCATCCTCAGATGCTATGATTAGTGAGATCAATAGTCGGGAACTTTACAAACCAACCACTGGAAGAAAACGTACTGGTGACCTGGCACGTTACGACTGGTATGAACAGTTTGTGAAATATACTCCAGCAGCGATTTCCTCAGCCCAACGCCGGGCGCTTAGTGCTAAGATTAACTTCTGGATGCAAGACCCAGCGTTGTTGAATAAGAAGCTACAAAAAGATCAGTTCATGGCGCTGTATGAACAGAGCAGGAATCCTGATCCTGAGTGGGTGAGGAAGGTTAATAAACTGAATGCTGTCTGGCATATCGGCTGGAATCTTCCTGGGCATATTGCTGAGTTGTTTCAGCCTATGGTTGCTATGCTGCCAGAGCTTCAGGCTAAGGGGGAAAGTCTTCCAGGAGCGTTGAAGCTGATTCAAAAGGCTGAGAGAGACGTTGTGAAGATGCATGGATATCGGTTTAAGGATAAACTCTTTAGACCTGATAAAGCCGAGGTTACTGTTGGTGGTGAGACTTTTGAAGGTCTTGCGGCGATGTGGATTAAAGCTAATGGGACATCTAAGGAGACTGTCGATGAAGCCCGCATGCTCCATGAAAAACGAGGAAGAATTCAAAAAGCTCCGCTGAGTGAGATTCGTGACTTCACTGGTGAGAATCAAATCCGCTTGGAAGATTCGATGGTTGGTCGGACGATGAGTAAGCTGAAAGATGCTGTCACACGGCCGTTCCATACATATGCCAGCGCAGCGATGGGATTTTATTCTAACTTCACACAGCATAACGGCGTGGTGTCGTTGATTACTTCTTATCGGAAGTTTAGAAAGCAGGGATTGTCACACGAGGAAGCTATGCAGAAGGCTGAGTTGTTCGACTTGACGGTTAATAACTCAGGTGGGAGACTGGAGCGTTCGGAGCTTTATGGAAAACTTGGTAGCATAGGACCGTTGGTCCTGGGACTGTCGAGTTATACTCGTGGAAGGTTTAGCCAGCTCGCTACGTTTTATCGGCATGGCTTTAACTCGAAACAGTTTGAAGGTAAGCTGTCGAACGCTGAGATTGCCAATGCAAAGAAAGCGTTTCAAACGATGATCTTGGCACAAGTTGGTGCGGCTGGTTTGCTGGGTTTACCGTTTGTCGGAGCTGGAATTGCGTTGATGGAAGAGTTGCTTGGGGAGGACATCAAGGGCAAAATGCTTACCGCTCTTGACGAAGTCACAAATGATCCAACTCTATCCCGCGTGTTTTCTCACGGGATGATGTCTGCCATGGCTGAAAGCTTTGGTGTGCCTGCGGATTTGCATTCGAGGTTCGCGCTTAGTTCTTTCCTAGGGACGAATTCCTACGATGGTATCAGCGCCAAGTCATTCATGGGACCATCGGTCGCGATGCTTGACTCGATGTTCAACCTTGGCAGCGAACTAGCTAAAGGTGAGAGCATGGAGAAAGCGCTGACTGTTGCTGGTCCTGGTGGGGTTAAGCGCTTGGCTGAAGCTATCAGTGAAGACTTCCAACGGGATAATCCAGAAGCTAATCTCGCCAGCTCGATGCTTGGATTTAGGTCGAGTCAGATGGTTAAGAGGAAAGAATGGGATCAGATTACTCGTAAGCAGGAATTGGAAGGAAGGAGAGACTTGGAGAAATCCGCGATGGAGATTTCTAAGAAAATGGAAATCAATCCTCGACTGGCTAGGCAGCAGTTGTTGATCGAAGCTGATAAGCTGGTTCCGCAAGGGCTTGATCGTCAAGGTATTGTCAACCAACGCCAGCAAAACATCAAAGACTTGATTCAAAAAGTCTCCTTATTGCAAGCTGACAAAGTTGGTCCGCAAGATCCTCGGCGTCAAGTCTCCGGTCGAGTTGCTCCGATTGCAAGTCAAACCGCTCAGGCGATGGGGGTGCAAATGCAGAACCCTATGGAACTAGCCCGCGCGATGGCACAACAAAAAACGCGTTCCCAACTTGGCGCGACGAGTAGTCAACGGCCAGTTAGGAACGCGATGTTGCAGGAGATGCAGTGGAGTAGGAATCCGTGGGAGTTCTAGGACTTCTTCTGAAAAGTCATAAAGAACTCAGGAGTCGTGACTACCTGGAGCTTTTGGCCGTTGTTGAACTCAGCAGTTACCTGCTTGATTTGTTCGACAGCGGCCATTTGGTCTATCAGCGTGTCTATGTCTTTCTGCTGAGCGTGGTTGAGGAAAGCTCCATAAATCTTTTTCTTCGTGACATAGTGGGGTGGGCGTTCACAGTGGAGACGGATAAACTGCTGAATCCCGGCCATTGTTGCTGCGTGAGGGTTGCGACCGACACCGGCGAAGATTGTGTCGATGTGCTGCTGTGCATCAGTGACGAGAGCAACAGCAAGTTCGACTTCTTCTTGATCGAGAATCAGAGTGTCGGAGTAAGCCAGTCGAGACAGCATAGCTACTTTAATCACCTGAACTGATTTACTTTGAAGAAAGTTTTGTTGAGCTGCTGAGGTTGAAGTCTCCAACTCGTGAAAGTTTTTCGCATACCAGTCTTTGTAGAATCTTTTACCAGACTCTGAGAATTCAAACCGCCCGGTAAGTGACTGGATTCTTCGACCATGCTCGATCAACACTTTTTCAGCCTCCGCTTGCTCAGGTGTGAACACTGGTTCATCTACCGGCTTGGAGTTCCTATTTGCAAAGATGTAAATCGTCCTGCGGGAAAATCCACCCGACAGCGCGTTCTCGTTAATCAACGACTTTGTCAACTCAGGAGTCATGCAACCTAACAAAGTCACATATGGGTAAGGTAGAGTGACCGAGCCACGGGAGATTGTGGAGGCGTCGAAAGCTGGCTGGGGGTTGTAGATTTCGGTGAGGATTTGCACCCAGCCGAGAGGATCACCGCCGACCTGAACTAGGTTGACGAATTCATCTGAGTAGATTGAGATTTTGGTGTATGGTCGAGTTTTGTTTTCCCAGGAATAGACCATTCGACAGGGGGATTTTTCCTCTGCCATGAATTTGATCAAGGCTTCCTTGGAAGTGGAAGCTGGGGACATAGGGAGGGGGTGCTTGTTGGTGTGGATTTTGCCGACCAGACGCTTGGCGATGTCTTTGGCTGTGGATTTTTTAATCCCCGGCGGGCCGACGAACATGATGTAGAGGTTGGGTTGAATGTTGCCGATTGTCCCCATGTCTTTCCAAAGGTTGGGACCACAGCAGGAGGAGAGGACGGCGTAGGCTCCCCAGGAGTGGAATGCGTCGGGAGCTTCGTTGCCGGAGGAGTAGATGTGATAGGCTTGGAGGAAGTTCATTTTTTAAGAATTGTGACTTCGATAGGCTCAGTGCCGACGAGCTGGTCGAGAGTGACTTTATAGAGTTTGGAGAGCTTGAGAGCTTGCTCGACAGTGAGGGCAGTGATTTCACGCTCGAGCTGTGAGCACCAAGTGGAGGATTTGTTGGTAGCTTTGTTAACTTCTGCTTGGGAGAGGCTGTTGAGAAGTCGGAGGATTCGGTAGCGCTTGCCGATGGTGAGCTTTGAGGTCATGGATCGAGAATAGCTTCGAGAGTTGGTTTAAGCGGGATGCCTTTGTCAGAAAGCATTTCAAATCGGACTTTGGCTAGGAGGCCTTCGGGGTGGTTCTGAGAGTAGAAGGTTTGCATCTCATGGGATAATCCTGAACCAACTGTGAACTGCGCTCCTGCCGATGTTTCGCAAGTAAGCTGGAACCCCTGGTTGCCTTTGTCTCCTGTCGTGAGCGTGAAGTCGATGATTTCGAACTCATCGTCGATCCAGCCTTTGCGTTTGAGCAGGTGCTTCCAACGATTTTCTTTGTTGCCACACTCCTCCGCGTAACCATAAGGAGCAGAGGGAAGACGATACATGAGGCCTTCATATCCTTCAGCCCTGTATGCTGCATAAAGCTCGTCGTCCAGTCCGGGAGAATTGACAAGAGTTGTGGGCACAATTTCAATAGTCGTGGTCGAATGGATGACCAACTTGGTTTTGAGTTGTTGGAGGAGCTCAGCACGCTTGTCGAAAGGGAGATGAAGACTGTGGGTGTTGATGATGTCGAAGACATGGTATTTGATTTGAGAGGTTTGATCTATGGGCTTGAGGCGCTTGACTGCGACCGCTGAGTTGATTTGCTGGAGGGACTTGCCGTGGCAGTAGAGTTCACCGTCGAGAAGCCAGTCTGGCGGACAAGCTCTGATAAGATCGTTTGTGAAATGTCTGACGACGTCAGGGCTCCATATTTTTCCTTCTTCATCACGAAGACCACGGGACTGGAAGACTCCTTGATGATAGAGTCCACGGACACCGTTGAGTTTTGGTTGGACATAGAATGGGAGGGTGAGTTTGTGACGATAGTCTTGCCATTTGAAGGCACACATGGGTTTCACACAAAGAAAATAACTTCTGGTTTATTATATTCAAACGATACCCATTCGATGGGTTGCTTACCGATTGATCTAAGCATGTTTGGTCTGGTGAAGTAGTTGACTTTAAGCGACCAGGTTTTAGCCCAGCGATTTAGATCAGCAGTTCCGCCGAAGATAGGTTTGACAAAACGACTGTCGAGTTCGACGTATGAGTCGTTTTGTAGATCGCGGAGGATTTGGTGGCGGAGCCGGGAGGACTCTGGAGGGGTGATGGTCATGTTAGTTAAAACCCAAGCCTTCTTTACGGCGTTTAAAGTTACGAAGATTTTCTGCTTGGTTTTCTTCAATAGACATATTGAATGTCGATGGTTTATCAAACCCTGTAATCTCACGAGTAAATCGTGGAGGCTGTGAGGTTTTTGGGTCAGGTCGGCGGGATTCTGCGATTTGGTCTAGTGTTGCGTAGGGGTTCATAATTAAATTTCTCCAATTCTATATTTCTCTTTCGTGTGTAACCAAGATTGTCCATAGCCACCTTCATACGGGATTACGATCCGCTCGTTGCCTATGGAGAGGGTGTTGTTGAAATAGGAGCGGATTTTATCCACGGCCCAGGAGGTGCGGTCGATTGGGAATTGACCACACAGCGCATCATGCACAGAGTGCAAAGGCTGGATAATAAGATCACCAGAAGCTGTACGATTCTCCGAGTCATGCCAAAGTCGCTGCATCGCGAGATTAGTCGCGAATGTTGTATTAGCTTGGGGTTCATGGGAATAGGCGGCTCGATATGTGACATCATTTCCTGGTCGTCCGAAGAACGTCCGAACGTGTCCTGATGAACAGGTGAGGATTTTGTTTTTATTAAGTTGCTGTTGCACCCAGCGCTGCCAGGCGAGCACACCTGGATAGCGTTTGAAGAAGACGAGCTGGACTTTTTTACAGTCATTTGGTGGCACCCAGAGGACGTTAAGGTCACTGGATTTTTTAAAGGTTTGGAGGAGAATATTATTAGCCATCGTGTTTGGCCCCATGTCGTAGGACGAACCGTGCTGAACCGCTTTGCAGACCGCGTAGAGGGAGTCAGGGATGTCGGTTACTTTGGTTAATCTTTTAACCTCTTCACGCGGTAGGTCATTGATATTGACCGAGACATCGGGGAGTTGTCCTTGCATTTGCATGTACATCAGCGCGATGATCTTGGCTGGTTTCATACCGGCGAGGTAATCATCGAGCATGGTGGGATCACCTAGCATGCTGGCACGGGAAGCTACTGTCCAGCCGTCTGCGCCGGACAAGTCACACTGGAAGAAGTGGTAGCCGGGGTCGGGTTGGTAGAGATACCTAAGCTGTTCAGTAATCGTTTGTAAGTTCGTTCCACTGCCCGTGACTGAACCTGAGCAAGATAGGCGTCCTGTTTCGGTTCCCACAAGATTGTAAGAGCAACGAACTCGTGAATCTCCATCAGTGTTAATTTCAAGTTGCTTCCGAACGCCTTCGAGCTTCTTCCATCCGAGGGCGCAGGCCAGGAATGGATGAGTGTTTGCTCCTTGTTTGATAATGATTTTAAGCATTGCGTCTGCATTTGCGGTGAGTTTAGTGGTTTTGCGACCGGCTTCTTTGATGTACTGAGGCTCGAAGCCAAAGCGCTTGTAGAGGAGGTCGCACATTTGTTTGGGTGAGTTGAGGTTGATTTCTTGGTTGGCATGCTGGTTGCAGGCCATTTGGAGTTCAAGCATTTTTGACTTGATCTCGGAGTGTTTTTCTTTGGCTTGGTCTGAGGCATAGCGGATGCCACGCAGGGACATGTATTGTAACGATGGGATTAAGGACATATTGAAGTCGTAGTGCTTACGCTGGTCAATCGTCATTGCGGCCATGTGCTTCTGATGGATTTCCAGAGTCACTGCTGCATCTTTGCAACAATAGGTTCGGTGGAGGATTTTGGCTTCGGTGATGTCGAGACCAGCGCCGGAGGTGCGTTCGAATTTGTAGTAAGGTTCCTTGGACCAGATGGATGCTTGAGTTCCGAGGCCTTTCGGAAGCTCTGGATAAATCTCCCATCCTGATAACATGGTGTCATGAGTAATATTTCTAGCGTTGATGTGCCACAGCCAAGCAAGGACGACGTAGTCATAGAGAGAGTTTTGTAGAACTTTAGGAATCGACGCGTCGGACATCATTTTGTTGAAGGCTTTCATAACGATGCCTTTGGTAAGGTCGTCAAAGTCGGAGAGATTGATTGTCCAAGCGGAGGAGGGGTCGGTTGATATGCCGATACAGGTCACACCGTCGAGGTTGCGGTGGGTGGTTTCTTCTGGATTGGGGACGCCGCCTTCAATGTCGACAGAGACTAGCTGTCCTTGTTGTATCCCTGATAACCTGTTGAGGACTTCAGGGGCGGTGAGACTGGGTTCAAGGTTTCTGTCGGGAAGTAAGAGTCTGGAGTCTCTGGACTCCTCACAGGCACGGTTAATATCAAATTGAAAGAGCGGAGCTTCGTCCCATACCTTTTGAACATATCTAGGTGAAAATGTCGCAATGCTTTTATAGCGTCTATCGAAGCCGTAGAAAAGAGTGCCTCGATAGACGTTGACTTTATGGTAAACTCCTGCTGCCCAGAGGGCTGTTCCTCCAAGGAGCAGGATACAGTGTGGTTGGAACTTGTTGAGGTCGGATTTGAGGATGGAGAGGGATTCATTGAAGTCTGGGTCGGATTTGTTTATGTGTTCGATGTCCCCGCCTGGAGGGACTTGGTTGTAGATGTAACCGCGGAAGCAGTTGGAGAGAATGATGCCGGAGTTTTGGAGCGCGGCGGTTAGGAGGCCGGAGGTAGGTCCAGCAAAGTGACGGTGTTGAGCCATCTCGTGTGGACCTGGACACTCGCCGATTACAGCTAGGCGGTAAGGGGCTGGTGTGTGAGGGAAAGCGTTGGGGAGGTGGGTCATACAAATTGCACATCCCCTCCGAACATAGTTTTGTAAGTGTCTTTGATTCGATTCTGTAACTCAGGGAATCGAGCTTGGTCGATTTCACAAGCGATGATTTTACATCCTTTGAGGATGGAGGCTCGGACGATTGAACCTCCACCAGCGAAGGGGTCGAGAACTGTCATACCGGGGAAGTAGATCGGGTCAAGAAGCATCTTGTCGATGAATTCAAGGGGTTTGGCGAAGGGGTTGGATTGGAGCTTTTTGTCAGGCATACCATCAACGACCATGTGGCAGAGATTCATGGGCTTGGACAAACGGGGTGAACCTTTCTTCATAACCATCACTGGTTCATAGGACTTTGTCGGATTGATATGCGCCGCTTGGTTTTTGCATGAGTGTGGTTTGAGCCAGAGGATATTCCAATCGAGCACAGAGAAACCAACTTCGCGCCCCCAGGTGGCTAGTTTCTCTTGATGCTGCTGGGCGAAGAAGAAGAAGAGATACTTGTCGTCTTTGAGAACACGATAAGCTCCTTCGAGGAAGGGCTTCATTTGCTCGACATTTTGATCGACATCGTGGGTGGACTTCATTTGTTCAACCCCGTGCATATCTTCGAGTAAGGCCATGTCGATACCATAGGGGATGTCCGTGATGATGACATCAACGGACTTAGGCGCGAGATGTTCTTTCATCAATTCCACGCAATCCATGTTGAACAGCCTGTCGGAAATCTTAATCGTCTTCATTTCACGAATCTTCTCTGGGGAAGTCGTGATTACCGAGGGGAGTGGGATGGAATCACCGAGTTGAATGGAGATGATGCCGGTGGGTTTAACAGCTTTGGCTGGTTGTGGGATGATGAGGAGGTCGCCGGAGAGCTTGGCTTTAGCGGTCATTGCGGCTTGTTCTTTGCGAGCTAGGACGACTTGCTTGGCTTGGTCGAAGGACTTTGAGTCCCAGATTTCTTTGTCGTTGGCTTTGAGCAGGCGAGAGATGACAAGGCAGTCGGCGACGTAGGAATGGGAGGATTTGACAAGGTGGCCGGTTGCTCGAAGACCCCATTGTTCTTTTCGCTCAGCGGCCATTTTGGATTCGCGCTCGTGGACAGCGGTGATGCCGAGGGCGATGTCCTGCCAGGTCATTTTACGGCGGCGCATGTTTTCGTCGAGTTCGATCATGAGTTCCATGGCGCGCTCGATTTTGAGTCGGCGGACAATGGGGACTTCAGCTGCGTCGAAGTTTTTAGACTTGAGGAGCTTGTAGGCTTCGAGACGGCATTCGCCAGCGATTAGTTCGTTGGCTTCGTTGAGGACGATGGGAGAGATCGGGCCAACGAGGATGATCGAGTCGGCTATTTGCTGGGCGTTCTGGGCGATTTCTTTTGGATCGCGGCGGAGGCGTTCGGAGCGGTTGATGATGATTTGGTCGATGGGGAAGTAGTCAACACCTTCGAGACGCTTGAGCTTTTGAATTTTATTATCGGACATGAGGAAAGAGGTTGCCGGGATATAATCCCTCCCGGCAGGGTGGTTTGTTGGGTTAACGGAGGGATTCGAGTTCTAACTCACGATGGATGGCGATGTTAATTTCTCGCAGGTCTTGCTGGAGGGAGAGTTTGCGTTTGTTGGTGTTGAAGAGTTGCTCTTCGTAGTATTCGATGTCACGAGTGACGGCGTCGATTTGACTGAGGATGTCGTTGCGGTCGTCGTAGATGGTCTTTTCAGATTTGACACGAGCGACTTCACGCTCGATCATTTGGTTGACCTCGGCGATGGGGATGGAGCGACGGGGTTTGAGAAGTACTTTAAGGTCTTCTTGATTGCAGCAAGTTGCTGTATTTGTTTTGCCGCAACGATTACCAGTGCGAATGGCTTTTTTGTTTGTAGATTTCATAGAAGCTAAAAGGCAGACATTATCCGGTCTGCCAGCGGAGGTTGGTTTGTCAATTAACCGATGGCGTAGAACGACTTGATGGTCGATTGCTTGCCGTATTCTTCCGTGGTTTCGTTTTTGACGCTAGCGCCGATAACAAGGCCGGGGAGGTTGGTGACATACTCTTCGTTGAACTCGGGGAGTTGGGATTTGTTCGTTTCAGTGGGTTTGAGATTAGCCACTGCGAACATGAACATACCGAGGTTACGAGTGAAGCTGTCAGCGTTGGGACCATCACCGAATTCAGTCCCTGGGATGGGGAGCATGAGGCGGGTGCCGATGGGGAAGCCGGGGTTGAGGGTTTTGCCTTTGTCAGACTGAGCTTCTTCTGTCGTGCCACATTGGACATGGAGGAAGGAGCCTTTGCCGGATTTGGATGGGACGATCTCAGCGGTTTTGATGACGACGGGATATTTACCTTCCATGAGGCATGGAGCGGAGAGATCAGCGTCGTTGAGCTTGAGGGATAGAGGAGCCATATGTTTTATATTTTGTGTTTGTTTGTGTTTGTTGTTCAAGAGCGAGGTGCTCAGGAAATTTGTCAGACGAAAGAGATTTGAGTTCCAAAGATTTCACCTTGCTCAGGCTCGGTCATTGCGGATGCCCAAGGTTTGACTGAAGTGACCTGGAATCCATCGAGGGCGAGGGAGTCGAGGATGTCAGCGGCGATGGAGTCGATGTCGGAGGAGGCGTCGAGGTCGATGGCGACGAGGAATGTGCGGGTCATGATTCGTTGGATTTGTAGATTGCCATGCAGATAACAGAGGCTATGCTGAGATAGAGGGCTGCCCAGCCTATTGAGTCAGCGAGAGGTTGGAGGTCGAGGAGTTGGATGGTCATTTAGAAAAGATAGCTTGGAGTTCACTGACTTTATCCGCTGGGAATGAAGTGCCAAGCTGAGCTGCGGATTTGAGGCCGAGAGCTTTGTCACGAGGCCCAGGGGAGGTGATGATCTTGCGTTCGGTTTTTTGGGTGGAGCCGACACCGGTGGTGGTGACATCGAGCAGCCAGACCTCTTCAAACCATCCAGACATGATGTGTTTGAGATTGCCTGGGATGGCGAGGAAGTTGGTGAGGACTCCGGTGAGTTCTTCTTTGTCGACAGTCATGTGGGCTTCGATGACAAGGCGCTTGCCTGAGGACTTGAGCCAGAAGATAAGCTGGCGCATGATGGAACCGAAGGCTCCCCATTGGGCGAATTCGAACTTAGGATCGATGGTTTTTTTGAAATCACCGAGCTTGGCGTTGGTCATTTTGTAAGTCTGGATGTAGGCCAGTTCGATGAGGGAGGAGAGGGAGGAGATTACGATGGTTTCAACGAGGGGGGAGTTGCAAGCTTCGAGGAGGAGGGATTGGACACGCTCCCACTGGAGCTCACGGGGGACGGGTTTATCGTTTTCACGAAGGGGAGTGTCGTAGAACCAGGTGTGATTAAGCCGATTATTGGAGGAGAGGAAACGAACAGGGCCGTTGAGGTTGTCATCACAGTCGAGGATAAAGGGTTTGGGAAGTTGGAGAGAGACTGTGGTTTTACCTGAACCAGGAGGGCCGATGAGGAGAAAGGACTTAGGGAGGGAAGGGAGGAAGTCGGTGGAGGATTTCATTGGTGGGATGTGTTATCGGCGAGATGGTTGAGGAGGAGACATACAACAGACAGAGCCGCAGCGTGTGGCAGTTGACCTTGAAAGACAAGGCAATCTCGAATGTCGAGAACGGGCTGTGTCATGGAGCGGATTTGATCAGGTGTGTAAATGACACGATCAGAGGTGAGCGGTGGGATCATTGGATAGCAAGGGAGAGTTGGCGGTTCAGTTCAGCGAGAAGGGCGAGGGCACGGGATGGGTCGGTGGAGAAGATGGTGAGGGTGCGTTGGGTTATGGTGAGGATGTCGGAGTAGATGGAGTAGAGGATTTTTTTATCTTGTGGGGAGTAGTTGTGAGCTTCGCTGGTGGTGACAGCTTGGGCCGAGAGGCAGAGGATGGAGGTGTGGGTGTAGTGATGCGGGGAGGTTGGACAGACTGCTGTGGAATGGGCTAGGACTGGGACGGAGAGGTGGATCATAGGTCAGCTGTGTTGGTTTCTTGAAGAACCCGTTGTGGCTCGATAGTTCCTGGCTCGTCGTCAATCCAAATGTCAACGTGGAATGGAACAGCGTCACGCTTGAAGCCAAGGTCGGCGAAGAAGATGGTGACATATTCGGGGACTTGTAGTTTGATTCGTTCTTCGTGGGGAAGCTCAATGCGACGAGTGCAGATGATAACAGTATGACCGAGAGACTTGGCGATTTTAGCAAAGCAATTGAAGAGCATGGGTTCCGCTGTCCAGGTTTTGTCGAGGTCGATGGAGATGGTCATACTGGTTTCCAAGTGTTGGAGATATAGTTGTCTGAGTTTAACATGTCGAGGCGGGACTCAGGAGGGAGTGAGCACACGTCGAAGAAGGGGCATTTGCCATACTTACCGATGCACCATTGGGTTTTACGGGGGAAGAACTTGTTGGTGATATTGGCAAAGAGTTCTTCGACCAAGGCGAGTGCGTCAGTTTTGAACTCAGAGACGTGCCAATCGTGGTAGTGGTAGGAACGACGGAAAGGCTCGAAGGGTTTGGAAGTGGTGGGTTTGCCGCTTTTTGTCACAGCAGCGACAGGTTTGCGACATGCAAGGACATTGGCAAGGAAGCCTTTGATGGGGAGGTCAGGGAATGCAGCCTTCATCGCTGAGAAGTATCCCGTTGGTTGCATGGCGATTTCAAATCCGTCGAAGAAATCTTGGGAGACTATGGATGTGGTTTTGTGATCTACAACGTAGAGGGAGTCGTTGACGACAGCAAGCATGTCGATGATGCCAGTCCATTCGATGTGGACTTTGATTTTACTGAAACCGAAGTCGAAGTCGGAGATGGATCTTTCTTCCTCTTCGCTATTGGTTAACGTGCCATAACCCCACTCTTCGAAAATCCACATGGGTAATTCAACTTGACCGAGAGGGTAGGCGAATGAGAATTCGACTAGGGGTTTGCCTTCGTGGACGTAAGGGGTGAGGGTTTCGTCTTTGTAGTGGGTGATATATGAGTGGAAGGATTGAATCGCGTAGTCTGAGGTGCGGTAGTCTGGGAAGAGGGAAGGGGGAGACTCAGCGAAGGTGGATTCGATGGTGGAGTAGCAGCGGGAGAGGAGGGCTTCACGGGTGAGCGTCTCGAATGCAATATTAGGATTTTCTGCTATGTTTGGAAGCTCGGTTCCGATCTTATCTTTGTTTCTATACCAAACTTCCAAGCCTGCGTGGATTGCAGCGCCGAAGGTTAGCGCAGAGCGGGAGCCACCTTGGCGGGAATGGATGAGTTTGTATTCCGCCGAGCGGTTACAGCCGAGGAGGGATTCGATGGATGACCAGTCAACTCGGAAGAGGAGAGAACCGTCAGGCTGCCAGTGAAAGAGCTTGCGGATGGGCAACGCTGGTGTCGAAGCCACAGGGCGCGATGGGCCGGAGAGGTTTAGGGAAATCATAGTTGGTGATGATGGTGGAGGCGCAGGGAGAGATGAGGGGTGTGTTGGGAGGGAGGGCGATGAGGCGAGAGTAGGAGAATGGCCCTGTGATGTGGATCGTGGTGGAATAGGAGGATATTCGCACAACAGCAGTGCATAGGAAGAACTCGAAGAATGGAAGGGAGCGAGATTTCATCGTCAGCAGAGGTGAGAGATGTCAGTTAGCTGATCAGAGGTTTTTTTCTGCTTGCCAGAGAGGATTTTGGCATTGACAGTTTTGGATTTTTTCCTTTCAGACGGAGCGACTCGGGATGCACGGGTGGTGAGGATGAAGGCTTCGAGCTCTTTGTCATTCATGTCGGAAACTTCTTTGCCGACGATCTCGTGGAATGGGACGTCGATGAAGAGGTGGTGAAGATGGTTTGAGGATTCCATGAGGTTAGAATTTGAAGTCGAGGTTGGAGATCATCTTGTTGAATCGTTCGTTGTTGGAGGCTTCAATTTCGGTGGACTCAGCTAGGGGGAGCTGGGTTTTGGCTGCTTGCATGAAGTGGTAGAAGAGGGTAGCACAGATAGCGTCGACCGAGCCGAAGGTTGAGAAGCGGAATTTGAAATCTTGAAAGTCTTGAGTGGAAGCGTCGAAACAGATTTCTCGATTGCGAGTTTGGGCGAGCTTGTAAGGGGACTGAGGTTTTGGGTTTTCGTTCATAGGATTGTGAATGAACCATCGGGGTTAGGGATGAGTTCAACGTTGGGATAGTGGTCAGGGAGGGTAGGTGGGACGGTGAAGTTGTTGATGGTTAGAGGAATGGGGATAAGGTCGAAGTTTTTAAGGTGAAGGACAGCGTTGAGGGTCGTAGGATTGGAGCAGTCGATGGGTGGGATGGTGGGAGGGGGCGCGGACTCGGAAGCTATGGAGATGGAGCCACGGGGGATGCGGGCTCGACGAGGGCCGACGTAGACTGTCCCATCAGAGTCCTCGGAGAAGACGAAGGATCGTTGGAGAAGGAGGGCTTGGTCATGGGGAAGGACGGAGGAGAGAGTGGGGTTTGAACAGAAGAGACGGAGAGCTTGTTGGAGGGATTGACGGACGGTGGATGGGGCTTTACCGGAACAGTAGATTTTTGAGGGTTGAGGGTAACGGGAGAAGATTTGCTGGAGAGCTGGCTCCCAAGGGGTGAATAGGTGGTGTTGGGGGTGGTGGTTCATGGGGAAGGGTTAAACCGACTAACTCGGTTGAATCGAGAGAAGATTCAGATTATCCTGCGAGGACTTCGCCTTATGGAGTAGAGCATTGCTTTAGGTTGAGTTAGTGGGTTTAAAAAAGGTGACTCAGGCAGGAATTGAACCTGCTAGGTTATCTTCGTGCATATTTTTCACCTGTTGTAGGACTCATAACGCTACCTACACCCTCAGATGTCATTGGCACTAGCGTGTCTCCGTCCACGCCGCTGAGTCGAAATTGGTTGGAGGTAGGGGAGTTGCACCCCAACTGGCAGTGGGGAATGACCCGCACCGGATAACTCATCACCTCCATGTTGAGCCACCACATTGTCAGCAGGTTGCTCGGTCTCTGGTGATAGGCGTATTATTTTGGGCTTCCAGCTTATCAGAGTATAGCACCACTTTGAGGGCAAACCCTCAAATCAACACACTGGTCAGGTCGCTCACATTTTGTAACCGCTTTCCCAGCGTCGAAGTCTGGTAGTATGTTAAACACTCTGTGCCCTCACTGCAATGTGTTGATTTGAAGGTAGGTAGTTTAATGACTTGCCCAGGTCAGCTTTGTGGTCAGCGGTTTTACAACCTTATTGCACGGGTTTTCTTTCCACAAATTGTTGGTCGATTACACGAGGCCAGCAGGAATCTCCAGCTTGCGACGCTTCTCGTCGATTTCCAGCGCGCGGGCAATGCCGTCTTCGGTAAAGCCACCGAGGTTGTCGAAGTTGTAGCCTGGATTGGAGGCAGACCACTTGGCTGCGAAGCCTTCGGCTGTAACAGGGTTGCCGTCGGAGCCGAGTGCGCCAGCTTCTGCCATAGCGAGGATGCGCTTGGCGAGAGAGTAGAACGCGGCATCTGGCTCGGCTTCTTCTTCTTCCTTGAGGACTTCAAAGGGAATGGTGTCGGCAACACGCTGGGCGAGGACGAGGTAGTCGGTTTCGGAGATAGCCGGAGCGATGTAGTCGGCGTCTTCTGGGTTGCCGCGACCGTTCACGCAGAGCTTAATGTAGTCACCCTCGGTGATGAGGATATCGACAGTGTCACCCGCGCGGTTTTTCTTCTGCTTGCCGGTGGATGGGATCGCGAGGCCAGTGACGGCGACGAGTTCCTGGACGACAGCTTTGCGCTGCTTGTTATTCCAGCCCTGGTAGAGACAGTGCTTGATAGTGCAGTGCCGAACGTCGGCGGGGTTGGACATGGCGATCAGGTCTTCCAGCGTGGCGGGAACCATGAGGGTGACTTGTGCGCCGAGGGTTTTGTTTGTGTAAGGAACGAGGTTCATTATGTTGGTTTGTGTTTTGCTTTGTTTTGGTTATGCCAGCATTTGCTGGAAAGGTTTTGCGTTTGGGGCAAGGTGGTAAGGTAGCAGGGGGCGGGAAGTTTGCAAGGGCTTTTTGGGGAAAGGAGGATTCTCACTTTTGAGAATGAACCTTCGTTAAAATCTCAAACTGGTTGGTCAGCGGGAGTGACGGAGGATGGGATAGTTTTGTGACAAGGCTCCCAGGCGTCAGGGTTCCATTTGCCGGTGAGAGGAATGGAGCGGTTGATCTTAAACTCACAAAGCTGCTTGAAAGAATACCACTGAGGAATCGTAGTGTGGAGTAGAACGTGAGTATCATGCACTTGTAGGGTTGCTACATAAGAAGTCGGTTGTTGCCAATCTGGAAAGGAGAAAACACTCCCAGGCGGAACATCCTCCGGCCCAAGCTCGACCGTTTTTGTGGAAGGCTCGGCGTATGGGTCTGGCTTTGAGGCTTCAGGCCATGGGGTGGAGAGGGGGACGCGACAAGTTGTATCTTTGTTGCACTCATCTACAGTTTCGCCTATAGCGTTGCCTGATAACCATTTTTTAGTCGTCCAGTATTCGTATCCTTTAGGCTGTTTTTCCCCCACAACGAGCAACCGCCACCCAGCTCCAACTTGTTCAGCGGTGAGGTTGTCCGGGTTATGGAGAGGGCGGCCGTCTGGTGGTGTGGCGAGAGTAAGGCGGATATGCATTCCTTTCGCGATACATACCAATGGGTCGTCTTCGGTTGGGATTGGCTTGCACCAAGGCCCCGCAAGAACCTCAAATGGGTGTTCGGTTTCGATGATGTCTGCTGCGAGGCGGAGTTGCTGAGGTGTTGGGTTGGTGTTTATTTCAGTTTTCATAGATAGTGAAGTCGTTGCCTCGTCCGTCTTGAAAGAGGATTATCTCAGCGGGTTCGTTGTTAGCTGGGCGGGTTTGGATTTTGAGTTTGTTATGGTGGAGTTCTCCGGAGATGAATTTTTGATGAGGAAGGAGGGAGATGGTGTGGTTAAGCGGGGAGCAGTTGGGGAGGAGTTGTAGGATTAATAGGAGGATTGTCGGTTTCATCTTTTTCATTTTCTATTTGTTCGAGTCGGCAGCATTCACAGATGTCGCCGTAGGTGAGGACTGGTTCGGAGCAGAGGTGGCAGGTGGGTGGGGTGCGGAGGGCGTCGATTTCTCTGTCGGAGGGAGAGCCGTAGGGGGTGAGTCTCATAGGTTAATCTTCAACAGTGATTTCATAAAGTGTCTCCTTCGCGCGAGTGATCGCGACGTAGATGAGGTTTTGTTCTTGTTCTTCCATCCAGGGTTGGGTGGCATATTTGCTAGGCATCCAGGCGTTGCGTCCGAGTAAGTAAACGGTGTTCCACTCTAGTCCTTTGGATTTGTGGATAGAGGAGAGAGTGAGTTTGGAGGGTTTGCTGGGGTCATAGTCGGAGAAGACGGATTCGATTTGTTGGTAAAGCTGAGGAACGGAGGTGATGGAGGGGAGGGTGAGGATGGAGGTGATTGCGGAGATTTTATCAGAGAGCAGGTCGAGTTTGTAGGGTGAGAGTTTGGAGGATTGGTCGGAGAGATGCTTGCGGAGGGAGATGGAGAGGGCTGGCTTGGATGAGTCGTCGAGCTTTTTGCAGAGTTTGATTAGTTCTTGACCGATGTCGCGACCTTCGATTCGACAGGGGATTTGCTTTTCAAGGAGCTGGAAGGCTATGGAGATGAGCGGAGCATTCTTGCGACAGAGGATGGCGGAGTGGGAGAGATCAGGGAAGCGTTGGGAGAAGAGGTTCTCGTGGAAGTTGTATTCGGGCATCTTTAGATTAACCGCACCCTCGATTGCTCCGGTTCGTGGGAGGATTTGTGGAACGATTGACTGAGCATGGCGGATGACGGCCTTGGAACAGCGGAAGCAAGTGGAGAGCGGGAGTTCCTGGGCGGAGAATTCTTTTTTGAGAATGTCAAGAGCGTCGTTGTCTGCTCCGGTGAAGCCGTAGATGGCCTGATGGCGATCACCGACGGCGATGAGACGGCCGAGCTTGGTGTGAGCAACTTTATATTCTGCTTCTGTTGGCCCGTTACCATTGCCAGATTCTTGACTGCCAAAGAGTTCGTATTCGTTAACAATTCCAGAAGCAATACCGTCGTGTTTGAGCATCCTCTTAGCAACCTCCCGCCTCGTCGCATTCGTATCTTGTGCTTCATCAATGAAGACAAAATCAAACTGAGGGAAGGTGAGGTTATGTTTTAATGGGAGATAGATCATATCTCCGAAGTCGATTTTGTCGGTCTTCTTGACTGACAGAGAGAAAAGATCAGCGCAGAGGTTGATGAAGTTGCTGAGCGGGAGCTTTTCTTCGTCCCAGGAGATGTCGTGGTAGTCGATTAGTTTACGCCATTCAGCGGTGGTGTTTGGATAAAACAAATCCATGCCGGTATCTTTGGCGATGGAAACGGTTTGAGTGATGGGTTTGGAGAAGGAGTAGTTGAGTTTGAATTGTTTAAGTAGGGGTTCGAGTAGATCGGTGAGCTTGTAGGCATTTGGTTTACGAGCGCCAAAGTGGGATTTGAAGGAGGAGAAGCCGAAACCGTGAACGGTGTTGACTTCAGTGTTGCGGATGGATTTGGTGAGGACACGGGCTTTGAGCTCATCACGCACTTTGGCGTTGAAAGACATGAGAGCTGAGCGAGCCTGGGGAAAATGGTAGTTGATGGCGATAAGCATTTCAATGATGGTGAAAGTCTTACCGGAGCCAGCGACAGCTTCGAGGATGAGGTTGCCGTGGTTGGTGTGAGTCCAGGTGACAGCAGCGAGCTGTTCGGGAGTCATGGTGGGTGACTGGACAGGGAGCGGTTTGAGAGTTGGGGAGAGAGAGGGGGAGAAGGAGATCATATGATTAGCACGGGAGTTTAGGATGGCCGATGGAGAGATAGCTGGTGAGCTGCAAGTTAGAAAAGAGGAGGTTGGTGCTGGTGTTTTTGCTGGGTGAAGTTGTAGGAAGTTGAGCTTGCGGATTTCAGTGGAGGTCATAGGGTTGTTGATTGAGGGTTTCAAGCGGCCATTGGGCTAGGATAATTTGCAAAATGCTGCCGAGTTCTCCAGGTGCGTCGCTTCTAAGATAGAGAGATTCTTTGATGATGTCACGGGTTGCTTGCCACCCGGCCTCGGCGTTGTTGGAGCAGGCGGCGACATAGTTTCCATCTTCAGCTTCTGCAAAACCTCCAATGTCTCCAGTCCAGATTATTGCGTCTAGCGGAGCACTGTTTTCAGCTTTTATCACTTGTTCAGAACCTGGATTATGTAGCCATCTTCCTGGAGAACGCTTTGACGCGATTTGGAGGAGGTGCTCAAGGCGCGCGTCGATGGCGCGGAGGTGGGTGAGTTGTGATGGGGTCATGGGAGGAAGGGTTGGAGTTTGGTGATAGCGTTGTCACAGACATTTTGGTAATAGGCTGGTGCGTATTGATCTTCGGACAGGGTTTTAAAAACAATACACGTCTCTTTGATCGCCTCGCGCATGGATTCGATTTCCTCACGCTCGGTTTCTTCGTGGGATTTTTTGATGCGGATGATTTTCTCACGAAGCTCGTCACGCTCACGTTCGAGCTTGCGGGCGAAGTCTGCTTTTACGAGTTGGGTGGAGGCGTCGAAGCAGATTTCTCCGTTTTTTTCAGGGATAAATTCTAGTTCGTCGAAAGAGATATATACATTTAGAGTTTCTATATCAGTCTCTGGTGCTGGTCGTAGTTCAGCTTTCATGTTCATCGAATTTAGTTTCTTTGTGTTTAATCGGAAGGAGTTCGATCTTGATCGAGAGTTTGAGAACGACGAGGTTGTTGTTAAAGAACAAGGCTGTGCCGGTGAACGGGTCGAGGTCGACGCGTTGATAGGTGGTGCCTCGGAAGAGGGCATCTCGGATGACGATGTAGTCTCCAGTGAGGGAGATTTTAGAATCATCTTGAAGGGAGAAGATTTGACGGAAGATGGAGAGAGGGTTCATGGTGTTAGGTGTCCATTGAGATTAGAGATTGCAGGGCGAGGATGCGGCAGAATTCGACTTCTTGGTAGGTTAGGTTATCTTTGGTTGACAGCCAGAGAAGCAACCTAGGCTCGTCTTGGAAGTAGAAGAAAAGAATGTCTTTGCACTCTTTCCTAAGATTTAAGTCATTTGTTGACCAATCAATTAGACTGCAAATACAATTAATACAATACGACTGAAAATGATCTAAGCATTGCTTAAATACTTTACGATGTTTTGGAAGGATTTTCATAGGGTTAAGCAACGAATTTAAACTTCTTAGTCAGTTGGTCGAGAGTAAACTTACGACCGTCGACTAGCTGGCCGGATAGGGCAAACCCGTCGGAATCTTTGGTGATGTTTTTATACTCCACGTCGAATTTATACCACTTGGATGGGTCAACGCGGAGGAGAGGTTGGAGGTCGGAGAGTTTGGGTCTGGAGGGCATATGGGTGTTGGTAATTGGTGAGGACCCAGAGGTTAAGCGATTCTGCCTTCTTTGTGCGCGGTGAGGATTCGCATGGCGCGGTTGTGGGTTTTGGAGGAGTGGTTTGGTGACTGAGTGAGGAAGGATTGCCAGATGTCACGGGCAGCGTAGTGTGTGGGCGCGGAGAGAAGATTGTCGAGGATGCCGGGAGTGCGACGTTTTGTCTCCATGTCTTTGATAATTGGACCGATGACTGGAGCGTGTTGGATGTATTTGTTTTTCATTGTCGTGGATTTGGTTTGTTGGTTTAACTTAGTCTCAAATGGAGCTTCTCTTCAGGAAGGTTTGCTCGTTTCCTTCGACACCTCGCGGTGTTTCGATTGTTAGGTTTCTGTGGACTCAGGTTCGGTTGAAGGTTTCGCACAGATGACTCGTTTACGGATGCCTGTGCTTGCTGGAATCGCAGGGATTTCATACTCCTCCTCGACTACGCGGCAGGTATCTGGCGGGCCAGCAGCCCAAAGGCGAACTGTCCAGCCGTCGATTGTTGCGATGTAGTCAAGTTTGCCCCCGACACCGCTTTCTTTGCGCTCCCAGCGACCTGCGTTGAGAGCTTTCATCACTTGAAGAGCTTCCTCGTGTTCAAGATGGTTAACGTCGATTTGTGAGTTTGAGAAGATTTCAGCTTTGTATTGCAGGTCTTCTGGGATTTTTGTGATGATTAGATTAGCGCGTTGCAGTCGTTCATTTTCTTGTTGTTTTTCCAAGAATTCGACGAGTGAGTTGAATACTTTTGGTTCGAGGTGGATGATATTAATTGCTTCCTCTGCACGGTGTGAACCGGTGGTAAGGGTGATGTGGCCAGGATTTAATTCGTCTGACACATAAACAGCGTCTCCGAGATATTGTTTCATAAGTGGATGGATGGGTTTGTTAGTTTATTTATCGAGAAAGTGCTTACCCGGTTCAGTTGTAACAACTCTCGGCCAGCCTTTGATCTTGTATTGTTTGAAGATTTCCTGAGCCAGCTTGGAGGATTGTTTGATGAGGTCGAGTTGGGATTGTGTTATGGGGATCATGGGTTTGTGGGTTGATGATTAAATGAGAAAAGGGAGGGAGACTTGGTAATCTCCCTCCCTTTGGCTTAGCTTTCCATCTCGTCTTCCAGGGAGTCGAGGTAGTCTCCAACCGCCGAGTGAGCGGCTTCGAGGATGTCCCAGAGGTCTGCGGGAAGAGTATCTTTGGAGTCACCTCGATAGGCAATGGCGTAGTCGAGGACTTCAAAGACGAGGTTGAGTAGGCGGGTCATAGTATTAAGCGATTTGTTCATTCGGTTTATCGTCTCGTGGGGACGCTTTAGGGTTGGGAGCCTAAAGGAAATTGGTCTATCCACACCGCCCAGCGGTGCTAAGGGTTAGAATTTAAGGATGATAGAATTGACGGCTTCTTGTTCAAAGCTCTTCCAAAACCCCATGATTCTAACTGTTTTGGCTTTTTGATCAACAACGATTTGAACTGTTTTTCCCAGTTTAGGGTGAAGTTCAACATAGCCTTCTTGGGGATTGTTGCCCCAGTGGGATTCATGAATGCAGCCGATCGGATCATTAGCTTGGTCGAGAGGTTTTTCAAGCTTTGAACCGTCAGAGAATGTGAGTAGTTTTGTTGTCATATTGGTTTATTGTGTCTTCTCGTTGAGAAAGTGAAGCGTGGTGTTGTGAGTGAAGGCCCATTGACAGACTAATTGTCGAGCAACGTGTTGGTTGGAAGCTGTGAGCGTCCCGACATAGTCCCCGCTGACTGGTTTTGTCAGGATAGCTACTGGCCCGTGGATGAAGCATTCGAGGTGTTTACGCGGGGTGAGATGGTTGAGGAGCTTTCTGAGGAAAGTTTTCATAAAGATTATAGCTCTTCAATCGACTGGATGGTTTCTCTTGTTGTGACTGAAATATTCCACTTAGGCTTAGGGAAAGATTGTTTAAATTCCTCCAGCACAAACTTAGCGTCGATTTCATCCATCCAGTCTGTGCGAAAAAAGAAATGATAAGCCGTGATGCTTGCTCCCCAACTGGCTGTGCGAGTTTGTCTTTGAGAGACTGAGATTTGAATTGATTTCATAAGATTTATCGGTTCGAGACGAGCGCTAACGCGCTGTTGATTTAAACTGGTGAGCGGTATTTGCTTCTTACAGACATCCAGCGTTTGGTGAACTCACGGTGTTTCCAGAGACTAACTGGTTTGTCATCCCAGGCATTGGGAAGAGAAAGAGGCTTGCGAGCTCCACGGATGAGGTGAGAGCTTTGATGAGCTGTGAGTTCGTCGAGTTCAGCTTCATCCACAAAACCTTGCTTCATCTCGTTGAAGGTCTTTGGCCTGCGGAGATAAGGCACTTCGCGGCGAGTTGTCAGGTGTGATTTAGGGCACATATGGTTTGTCGGTTTGAGATAAAATCCACAGGCGTATTTTCTCGTGTCCAGCCTGTGAGTGTTTCACGTTTGAGTTAGCAAAAGGGGAGCTTGTCGGGTGCTCCGTTTAGCTTCTGCTCGATCAGTGCCAAGATGACCTTGGACTTTTCCTTTCTTGTCTCTTCTGGCAATTGCAAGATACCCTGCAAGCCGAGAGAACTCAGTGCCTTACTCACCCCGCCGAGGATCTTTATCTTTTGAACTAAGACTTTTTCCGGGTTGATGAAGAGCGTTGTCTGAATCTTCACCCGGATTCGCTCCAGTTGCTTTGCTTCACTCTCTGTCACATTGTCCCAATACCAATGGGATTGCTTATCCGCCATCTGACCTCCCGTAGCATTCCTCAACCCACACTTAATCGGAGTCGTCTTGGTATTCCTGACTGACCGAGCTTGTCTGTCTCGTTCGAGAAGAATCATGGAAGACTCGTGGGAGAGTTGGCGGTAGAGGACTTTGATTTTGTCCTCGATTAGTTTCTTGAAGAGCGGGTCGGCGGTTTGAGAGAGTTTGTCTTTCAACTCGTCGATTTGCTCCTTTGTGTTCGTTGGTAGCTGCATGGGTTTGGGATTGTTAAACCACTTAGGACACTTGGCCAGTTTGACAAAGTGCCCTAATAGATTTAAGAATGTGAGCTAGGTGCTGGAATAACACCTAGCTCACATCTAAGCGGGTTTGATCTAAGGCGCTAGCGCGCTGGTTTGAGGCTGTCTTACTTAAACGCCATCACATGAAACACCACGAAGGCACACAGCCCCGTGCCGATTAGGAAGCTAACAAGCTGGCAGAGTCTAACCCCTGCCAGCTTGAAAGCTGATTTAACCATTGCTCTGTCTGATTTTGTCATATTGAGTCTATCCACTACGCGGGGCGTAGCTTGGTTTGAGTCTAACCCTCTGCATTTATCCAGACTTGGGACTGGCACGTTGGTGTGGTTGCATTAACCCTTGCGGGTTTATGGTATTGGCCTGAGTTCCTTGGGTAGGTGGGCAAGCAGCGGTTCTAGTTCAGCATAGAACTGTTCAAACCCGGCTGGTTCACCGTTAGAATCTAGGTTAATAGCTAGAATCATTCCTAGCTGGCTGGCTGAAAAGGTGATTTCTTCACTTTTTCCTGATAGGCCGTCAAACAATAACACGGCGTATTCGTGTCCTTCTTGGCTGTTAGCTACTAAGCGGATATCTTCGAACGTTGCATCTATATGGAACATATTTGTCGTGGTTAATTTTGAGCTTTTATCGAGACTCCTACTCGCTAGGTGGATTAACCTAGGAAATTGTGGGTAAGTGAAGGGAACCGAGAGGGGAAGCTAAAACCCCTTTTGAATGTGTCAAACGAAAACCCTATTTGCAGGATTATAGTATTTAGCCCCCTGCGCTCACAATATCCGCGAAGTGGGGGGGGGGGGGCTAATTTTTTTATGAGATGGAAAATCAAAAAAAAAATCCCCCCCCCCCCCCCTTATTCGCGGCTGCTTTGAATGCAGATGAGGATTCCGCAAAAGGGCCGCGAATAGGGTTTTTAGGCATTTGAAAAATGGCCTATGTGATTAGACCAAAAGGCATTTCCAAAGCGCAAAAGGGCTATGCAAATAGCCGCAAAAACCATCACCGCGTCCTTTTTCCCGTCTCGCGGAAAACTGAGCAAAAGGGACCAGAGGAATCTTCCCCTAGTCCCCTCGCGCTCAATTCTCTTACATCAAGCCTGCTGCCTTCAACTTCGCTTCCATCTCGGCCATTTTAGCCTTGAGGTCACTCACACTTTCCTTACTTTCCCGATCATAGGCTTTATTTGCCTTAACCAAGGCATCCTTCCAGATTTCCTCGGCGCTAGGGAAATCTCCATCTTGAACCTCCTTTGCCAGTGTCTTCAACCACTCCGCTTGCTTCACCCCATCCGGTGCCGGATTACGTTTCAGCAAGCTAGCCTTCGCAAGGGGCATTCCGGAGGAAATGAACGCTTGGCGTAGCGCCATGAGCGCAATAGCCTTGTCGTCAATTCCCGTGATGTCCGTTGGTTCAACAGTGTAATTCTTAACCGTAGCCAGCAACGTCACTTCAATCTCAATCGTATTTTTCATAGCGTGTTTGTGTAAGCAGGGAGACTAGCCGTTTAAGCATTTTGCTCAACTGCCGCTAGTTACTGCTTACACTACACGCTAGGACATTTAGCCCTAGCATGATTTGTCAAAGACTCTTAATCATTTGACGAATTTTCGTTTTCTCATATGCCGTATAAGCATAGAGATAAACAACAACATCATTTCCATCATCTTCAAGCGGGGCAAAAGTAGGCCAGTTAGCCACAAACTTTCTCGCTTGCTCGCCTTTCAACGTCTTAAATGGTTTTTCCATATTTAACAATCTAACGTGTTTATCCGACTTCGCAGGAATAGCCCTAGCAAAGCCAGATTACACGCTAGCCGTGCTGTCACCACGTCTAGCTATAATTTAATCACTATCAAAGATCAAAGAGCCCTCGCTCATCTAGGTTGCTATCCCTAGGTCCGTATTCCACGAACACCGATACTATACCACAAGTCCCCTTTGTGCCAAACTCTTTTCCCTCTTTTCCCCTTCCCCACCCTGTTATTGAATCTCAATCTCATCACCGCTTTGATACTGCGACCCAGTCTCAAACCCGTTCACATAGGAACCCTTTTGCCCTAGGGGGCTGTGGGGTTTATATTATATCCCCCACACTCGCGCGGAAGTTTCATCTTGAGGTTTCTCTTAGGGCACTAAGGGACAGTTTCTTTACCTCAACCCGCTTGCTTTTCGGCCCTAACCCGCTTAGATTCCTCCCATGAGCGCGCAGCGTCCCCAGGTTAAACCTCTTCCCTCCCCGGTCACACCGACGATTTTCTTCATCCGGGACTCGACGAAGAAGTAATCCCAGCCAGGCGTGGCCTGGTGGATAGATCGGTCCAACCATTTCACCTCAACCACCTCGGTTAACCACAATTACCCACAATGTTTGGTTTACATCTTGGCTTACAGACGCTGACCGCTGGGGATTCAACTCCTGGTGGCTCGACCGATGTTTGGTGCTGGGAGGCTGGAATCGCCATGCAGTGGGAATCGGGGATTTTTATTCAAACTAATTAAATACTATGGCTGACTTGACTATTGCTAACGCTGCTACGCTCACTGGAGCCGGGACTGCGAGCGGGGATTTGTTCCCTTTGCTCGATGTCTCTGCCTCTGCGGGCTCACAGGGGAGTAAGATTACTCGCGATGAGCTGAGAATCAGCATGGGAATCACGGGAGGAGGGACACTTGCAACTGCTGGTTACACACTTACTCTTCCAGCCACAGGAACCGCAGCCCTGCTTGGCACGGCGAATGTGTTTACGGCGGCGCAGACTATCAACGCGGGCCTGACTGTGAGTTCTGCGCCTTTAGGCATCTCTACGAACGGTTCCGTATCTGCTCCCGCTCTTGCTGGCACAGGCACGATTTTCACGGGTGGCAGCGCGACCACTACGAAACCGTATTGGTTGATTGAACCAACCGGAACCACAAGCACGAACTGGTCAGTATCTGGCACCCTGCTTGGAATTAACGCTCCATCTGGATTTACTGGACACCTTCAATCGTGGCAAGTCAACGGAGTGATTAAAGGCTACATCAACGCCACAGAGCTTAGATTGGATACCACATCGCTGACCCCCAATTATTTGTTCGTCGGGTCGGCCACGGGAACCGTCGGCTTTGCGTCATCAACCCTCATCGAACCAACGGCAAATGGCACGCTTAAACTGAGTAACTACGCAAGGACTGATTTTAACAGGCTCATGTTTGGTGGATCAACATCTTCATTCCCAGCCCTGAAGAGATCGACAACCACGCTTCAATGCCGTCTGGCAGACGATTCAGCCTACGCGCAATTCGACGCGCTAGGATATTCAGTTGGCGGCGCGGCAGGTGCATCTGGCACCGTAACTGCCGCATCAACTGTTACCGTTGTTAATGGCATTATCACAGTAATTGCATAACCTATGAACATCCCCATCACCATCCCAGATTCATCTCTGCCAGCTTGGCAACGTCGCCTCAATCAGTTCAATAGCGGCAGCGATCAACCCGCGATCACGTTGACCGAGTTTATGCAACTCCAACTCGATGAGGAAACCACTCGTCATGAGGGCGCTCTCAAAGCGGCTCAACGCGAGGCCATGATTCCAGTCGCAGACGAAATCCTTGCCGTATCACCAGAAAAACAAGAAGCGGCCATTACCGCAGCCCTTAAAGTCATTCACTCATGAACACCACCACCGAAGCCCAACGCGCCATCCTTGAATCTCAAATCCAGCAAGCCAACAACACAGCCTTTGCCGCAAGCTCCCTTGCCAAAGCCTTTGTTGAAGCTGGTCTCACCGAAGAGGGCAGAGCCAAAGCTGAGGAATCCAGCAAGTATGAGCGTGTGGCTCTCGCCCTTCAAAAGCAGCTTGATCATTTAGCCTAACTTGGCCTATGACCCCGCCCTCGCACCCAATCCTCGCGGAAACCGTAGCTGCAATAGGCTTCCTAGCACAGACTACAGTAACCTACGCGCTCTTAGCCCTCGCGCCCGCTGAACGTTACGCAACCCTGGACTGGACGCTCCTAACCTTCCTCGGCGCTACCGGTGCGGCTGTAGTTTGTTTCTGCCTCAACACGCGGGCAGAAATCCGGCGGACTATCATCGGTCGCTGCTTGGTCGCGATGCTCATTGGTGTCGTGGGTTCTCGCGGTCTAGCCATCATCCACCCAGCCGTCATGCAAGTCCTCGACGACCCCATCATGCGCATTGGCGCCGGGGCGGCCTTTGGCTTCATCGGTTGGATATTCTTCGCCGCTATCTTCCGCCGTGCGCAGGAACGCGAGGAGAACATTGCCAAGCTCGTTGTCCAAGCTGGTGAGGCCCGCCTTGCCGAGAAAGTCGCTGGGCTTGTCGCTAAAGAAGCCGCAGTCGTCGCTAAACCCATTGCCAAGAAAGTCGAAGCTGTCGCTTTCGCCCTCGAAGGCTCACCTAACCCACACATTGACGTTACCAGCCACAACCCATCCGCACCGTGAAAACGATACTCCTACTCAGCGTCCTAGCACTCTCCTCCTGTTCAATGCCCCTGCAAGAGCGTATGCGTATTGCTCGCAACGCTTTGAACTTTTACGAGGAAACCGAAACAATCCTGACCGGCCCAGAACCCACAAAGTAGCCTTATGATCTTTGCAGATTTAACAACCTTTGCACAGTTCGCAGGTTGGTCCTTCTGCACAGTCTCGCTAACCTTCCTGCTTCTCATCGCCATCTTCCGACCGCGCCCATGAGTGCCTTCACAGAACAACTTATCCGGACAGCCCTTGCTGAAGTGGGCACAAAAGAAACCGGCTCCTCCAACCGTGGCCCTCGCGTTGATCAATACCAACATGCAACCTGGCTCGAAGAGAAAGACTGGGGCGCGTGGTGTGCTGCATTCGTCTGCTGGACGATCCGTGAGGCAATGAAAGCTCAGGGCATTAAAGAAACCAAGGGTTTCAAACGCCCACAAACCGCAGGTGCCTTTGACTTCGAACGCTGGTCCCTTGCCCAAGACTCTACCACTCAAACTCGCAAACCCTGTGGTTCGGACATTCAGCGTGGAGATTTGATCATCTGGAAATTCTCCCATATTTCCATCGCTCTCGGCCCTCCAGATAAACAAGACATGATCCAGACTGTTGACGGTAACTCCAATGCTAAAGGTTCTCGCACAGGTGGAATGGTCTGCACCCCTGTTCGCAACATCGCTCAAGTCCGCTCTCGAATCCGTTTCACAATTTAACAATTATGATCCTCAACATTCAAGGGCTTGAACCAATACGCTCTCAAACCGATTACGACCCGGATGTCCTCCCTCCCACCCAGTCCTCCCGCCTCTCTCCCACTTTCCACGGAGCCAAACCTCCAGTCCGTGAGCTCCAGCAAGAGAAAGCCATTCACCGCACAGCTGCGTATCTCATTGCCGCCGGGATTAAGCCCAAGGATGTCGCTGCGGAGTTGGAGGTCGCTGAGTCCACCGTCTCCAACTGGCTCCGTCAACCTTGGTTCCAAGCCAATGTCAATGAAATCTTAAACGACAAATTCGGCGGTGACATCACCTCCATGCTCAAGTCCGCAGCGACCACAGCTGTACTTGTCACAATGGACCTGATGAACAACTCTATCGACGAACGAGTCCGCCTTGGTGCCGCCAAAGACATCCTCGACCGTTTCCGTGGCAAACCTACAAACTTTGTCCACCATACAAACCATCAAATCTCCGAAACCCCAGATAAAGAAATCCAACGCTTAGAAGCAGAACTCAAAATCACTTAACTATATGGCCTTAGACTATCAAACCGCTGAAACTATCCCCGCAATCATCATTAACTTCATCGTTCTCAAGAACGTTACGGTTTAACCCTCAACCTTTAGCCCTGGGTCAAGACCAATGACCCAGGGCTTCTTTTTTTCTTATGATTCATTCAAAGAGACAATTTTCTGACAATGGCTTTGTTGTTAAGGCTGACACCTCGGCTCTAACAACGGGTAAATATTCCGGCATTCAGGTTATTGCTGACGCTGTCATTGCCTCGATTACTTTTGAGCCGGGTTATTCTGGTGACACTGGAATCCAGACCCTCACCCTGCCCGCTGGGCTCTATCGTCCTATGTTGTTTACCACACTGACACTGACAAGCGGAACTATTATCGCAGAGAAGACCTAACATTATGGCACAGTTTAAAGTTTATCGAAATAACAGGTTGGTTAATACCATTCCTGGAGTCCTTGCTCCAATATCCTTGACCGCCGTGGCAACCACTGCAACGAGTAACATCATCACGGTGGCCACGTCGGCTGGTGTTTATCCTGGCATGGCGATTGCTTGTCCTTATATCCCAACAGGTTCTTTCGTAGCTTCTGTGCCATCTGCCACGACGATTGAGCTGGTTGGGTCAGTGTTTAATCGAAGCACTGGAGTTTGGTCAACCTCAGCGGCGAATGCCAATGCGACTACGACAGCTTCCGCTCAGACAGCCCTGGTTTTCGGTTACCATCCTTCTTGCATTGTTGAACAGAGCTTCCCTCTGGGAACCTGGCGAAATGAAATTCGTAACTCGTCGATGACTATCCCGACGAGTATGAACTCTTTCGGTGGAGCTTCGATTCTTCTCAGCGGTGGAGCATCTATGCAAGTCCCAGCTCTATTGACCTCTGCGGTTGTGACTCAAACTACCACTGAACCGCTGACCAACACCATCTCGCCGACCTATGATGTCAAAGATGACACCTGTGCAGCCACCCCGCTTAAACGTCACAACGGTGAACCTTGGGGTATTCGTATCCTTGTCTCCACTGGAGGCCTGATCTCCCACGTCTCTGGTCATCCTGACTGGACGGTTCAATACGCTGGCGCTGACACTTAACCAATATGCCACTTCGCGAAGTCAAGCTCCCATACTATCGCCTCTCCCCTACGGGGGATGTGGCTGAGCGGGTTGTGGAATTGTTTGTTCCACAGCAGTTCTTTCTCGCGACAACGATAGTCACCCCTGGTGTCACGATGACAAACTTCTTGTCATCCCTGGCTCCAATGGACAAGACGAGAGTCCTCGATGCAGGCTATAGCAGTTATCTCCTTACCGGCCCGATGCTTAATGGCACACCGGAGGGGACTCTGGGTTTCTACTTTGCTAAGCCTAAAACCTCAGCTTCTCTACCTTCCCTCACTCCATTTAAACAAGAAACCATCTGGCAGGATTATGATTGGCCTACGGTTATCTATTCTCTTTATGCAGTTCAGGGTGAGATGGAAACAGAGAGAGAAAGTTATAACTTTAATCAAAGTACTGGGGGGAATAATTATAATCTTTGGCACTATAAGCCAGTTTTTCTCGATCGTTATCGAATAATTAACGGCCGAAGACTATCTACTGAGATTATTATTCGAGACTACAACTCTCCAGTTCCATTTACTGATGTTATTGTTGAACAACCTGTAACCACTGTTGTTTCTTATTCCTATCTTGATATTCGAGAAACTATCGACTGCCTCCACCCGGACATATTTATCCCGGAGATGTTTAAGAGCGGACGTTTAATCTCTGGTTTTGGGACACAAGGTAAAACTGAGCATCCAGCAGGCACCGGACAATTCTTTCCAGCAACCAACATGCAAGACTGGGAAAGTCACATCTTCCGCGCGGACTTTTCCTCCTCCAACGGCCTCTACCAGCTCCGCACTTACGAAGCCCTTCCTCCCGATTCCATAACCAACCTTGTATGATCCTCGACCCTGATAAGCAAGAACGCCTGAAAGCCCTGCGCCGCTTGAAAGAACTCCGCGCAGCCTACGGCATCTTCGCCTATCGGCCTCAACCAAAGCAATCCCTCTTCCACCAAGCAGCTCATTATAAATACCGCTACCTGCGCACTGGAAACCGCTTTGGCAAATCCACCTGCGGCTCCGCTGAGGACTGTGCTTTCGCCCTCGGTGCCCGCCTATGGCTCCCCGAAGATGACCCTAATCGGTCATTGGGGATTCCCAAGAGAGCCACCAAAGGTGTGATCCTGGTCGCTGATTGGGATAAGGCACGGGAAATCTTCACGTCGAATGAAACAGGGAAGCTGATGGCATTCTTGCCAAAGGATCGGATTGAGCAGATCGTTAAGAACCAGGCGGGGGAGGTGTCAGTGATCAAGGTGAAGAACATCTGGGGTTCGATCTCAACCATAGAGCTCGATACTGTTCGCTCATATATGGCAAACCCTATGGGCCTTGAGTCCTCTCAGTGGGATTGGATTCATGTGGATGAGCCGATTCCTGAGGGGATGTGGAATGCGGTGAGTCGTGGTTTGATGGATACTGGTGGATCGGCCTGGTTTACCTGCACGCCTATTGCAGAACAGTGGATTAACGAGTTCTTTCTTCCGGTTAAGCTGATGAAGAGTCAGTTTGAGGAGGGTTACTCTTGGGAAAAGAAACCTGAATGCTGGATCATGACGGGGTCGAGTTATGATAATACGACCTTGGATAAAAAAGAGGTGGATCTTTTCGCCAAACAACTGTCTGAAAGCGAAAGAGCCTCTCGAATCTATGGCTTGCCGAAAAACTCACAAGGTCTTGTCTATTCTGAATTCGACCAAGAGAAGCACGTCCAGACTGAACTCCCTCATGGCTGGAAGGATTATGACTCCCCGCCGGATAATTACACTATCCGTGTCTTTATCGATCCCCACCCGCGCACACCGCATGCGGTTCAATTCTGGGCAACAGCTCCAACAGGGCAGTCTTTCTGCTATACGGAAATCTTCTCTCCCTGCTATATCCAAGATCTCTGCACGATGATCTTGCGGATACTCAATGGGAGGACTCCTTGGCAAATCTGCGTCGATCCAATTGCTTTTATCCCAAACCCGGTTGATGGACGCTGCTATGCGGATGTGTTTATTGAAAATGGTCTTAGCGTCGTCCCCGCGCCCAAGGAACTCTCGACCGGAATACAAAAAGCGAAACAGGAGCTCGTCCGTGAGAATAATATCTTCATCATGTCCTCTTGTTCCGAAACGATTAAAGAATTCTACACCTACTGTTGGGATAAAGATAAAGAAAAACCAGTTGACAAAAACGATCATATGATGGAATGTTTCTACCGCGCCTGCGTAGTTGGCCTAACGTGGGTTGATTTTAAGAAAGAAACGGTGGACGAGAAACGCTTTCGCTTCTCGGATGAACGTCTTGATCTTAGCTCGTTTAGTCTTGGTAGTTTGAATTCTATTGCAGCATAAATCATGACCCCTGAAATTATCAAACGCCTTGAGGCTGAGATTCCTGACGAGAAGCTTGACGAACTTCGTCAGATGATAGTTAAGTCTCTAAACCGCTCAAGGAACTCTATGGCCAAGCATTATCCAGCGTGGGATAAGGCTCTGGACACTTATCGCTCTATCCGCTCATCCGACGCTCAGGACATTCGTGCGCGCAACAAAGGCGAACCGGAGAAGATGACTGTCCCTCTCTCCTTCGCCCAGGTTAACACTCTTGTAACTTTTCTCTTCCTTGCTTACACTCAAAAGGAATCCATTTTCGAGCTCGAAGCCACTGGCCCTGAGGATTATGGTGTCATCCTCGATGCTTGTCAAGCTGTTCTTCGTCGTGAAGAACGTCAGACTCGCTACCATTCTAAGCTCGTCCAAGCTCTTCTCGACATGGCTCGGTTCAAACTCGGTGTCCTCAAGACCTCCTGGCGTTATGAAACCAGGTCAATCAAGCGCGCTCAGCCCGCTGTGGAGATTCCCTTCGACATGTTCCAGGGTATCTCAATGGCCATGGAAGAACCCACCCAGCAGGACGATGAAGTCATCACCTATGAAGGTAATGATGTCGAGGTAATCTCCCCTTATAACTTCTTCTACGACACTCGTGTCCCGCTCTCTCGCTGGCAATCTGGCCGTTTCGCAGCTGATGAAACTGAATACCACTTCCAAGACCTCCGATCTATGGAAAAAGCTGGGTCTTTGGTCGGAACCGAGCATATCACCTCTTTCACTAGTGAAGCCTGGAAGCTGAGGAAAGAAGGAACCCGTCTAGGAGACGTTGACCCTCAGGATCAGAAGAAGGGTGAAGGCAAGGGGGACTTTATGGTTTGCCTTGCTTCGGTGCAATATAAGCTTGTCCCAGCGGATTATGAGCTTTCTGATAGCCAGGAGGAGGAGATTTGGTCGTTTGCTCTGGCGAATGATAATAGAATCCTGGCCGCACAGCCGCTGAATGCACCGCATAACGAGTTCACCTATGACACTCTGTCTCTCAGTCCCGATCAGCACACCGAACTTTCTGATTCCCTTTCCTCCCTGATCGATCCCCTCCAAGAGGTCATTACCTGGTTAATTAACGCTCGCGTAGCTGCTGTGCGCCAGAACATTGAAGGACGATTCGTCGTTGATCCTAGCTTCGTGGACACTGCCACGCTGACTGCTGGGAACAAATACATCATGCTGAAGAAGAATGCCCCGTATAACCAGGGTGTTGCAGCGTTTATTAGCCAGTTGAAGACCGTCGATCCAACGGTTACACATATGCAGGATGCGGAGAGCCTCATGCGCATGATGCAGACAGTGAGCGGAGTGAATGAGAACTCGATGGGCCAGGTGGCATCCGGCCGTCGCTCTGCTACTGAAAACCGTGCAGCTAATGCTGGCGCAGCTTCGAGAATGAAGCTGATTGCTGCCACTGTGTGGATCGACGGTCTGGCACCTCAGGGGAGGAAGATGTTGCTTAACTGTCGGCAGGATATGTCGTTTGAGACATACATGAAGATTCTTGGAGAATCGGCCGTTGAGACTTATGATCGCTTCCATCCTGAAGACCCGATTGAGCTCATGGGCAATGAGGATTATTTCTCTTATGATGGCACGCTGGCATCGGAGAAGAATTATATTGCTCAGTCGCTTCAAGAACTCGTTTCCGTCCTGGCCTCTAATCCTGAGATTGCTATGGCCTCAGGGCTTGACATCGTTGCGATGGTCCAAGAGACTTTTGCTCTCCGTGGACTCAAGAACATTGAACGATTTAAACTTCCACCTCAACCACAAATACCAAATGGAAATCCACCAGCTCTCCCGCCAGGAAGCGGACCAGCTCCTGCTCTCCCTGCAGCAGCTTGAACAAAATGAAGCATTTCAGATTATGCGAGCGGTCGCTGAAGACCTCTATAAATCTGGGCTTGCAACCATTGCTCAAACTGTTCCTTCCTCAATTAAAGATTTTATCTTCCGAGAACAAGCCATCGGTGGCACTCAGGAACTCAAACGCTTTCTCGATCAGCCCGCTACAATGCGCGATGATCTTAACCAACAAATAGAAAACCAACAAAATGAACGATGAAACAGAATTTGAGGAGGATCTTAATGATGACCTCGAACTCGAGGGTCAAACCCTTGACACTGAGGACGATGAGTCTCAGGAAGAAACCGAAGTAGTCAAACCTACTTCCATGACTCCAGAACAGATTGCTGATCTGGCAGCCCAAGCGGCTATGCGGGTTCAACCTCGCCAACAGCAACAAAAGGAACTTTCCCCTGAAGAACTTGACCAGCGTCTCAATCGCTACAAGGTCTCTCCTGATATCGTAAAACTCTTGCGCGATCCAGACGCCGCGCCAGAGGCTATTGTCAGTGCCTTACAGGCACTCGTTGATGGAGCAGCCAAACACGCTGTCACATCATCCCAGCTTCTGTTCCAAAACGACCTCAGTCCGCTTCAACAGCAGATGCAGGCACAACAGGCATATGTAGCCGAGCAGCAAACACGAACTTTCGTCAAGCATGTCGGGACTCAGTATCCTGGGCTGGCTGGCAAAGATGCTGTTGTGAGACAAGCTATCCAAGCTGTCAATCAAAGCGGTTATCGCCCGAAGAGTAAGTCCGACGCACAGAAGCAGGTTGCTTTGGTCGCTAGGGACATCATTCGTGCTATTGATCCAAGTTTTTCGCTTAAAGCAAATCCAGCTCGTCAAGCTGGTGCCTTTGCTCCACGTCGGTCGTCCTCTGGAGGTGGACAGCCAGTGCAAGGAGCTACCGGGGCGCGTAGTTTTGCAGATTACCTCCGATAACAATCAAATAAATAAAACAAAATGTTAGGTCTCATGTCTTCGACTGATTTGGAGTCTCGTTACTCTGAAAAGTCTCTTCGCACTATCTTCTGGAAATATCCCCAGGGCAAGGCGATTCTCACTTATCTTCTGAGTCTGATGGACTCGGAGGAAACTGACAAGCCGAAATTCGGCTGGTTTGAACAGGCCCACGCTCACGCTGAGAGCACGACGGCAACGTCTGGTTCTCTCAATGGCGGTGGTGCTGGTCCGTTCACTGACTCTGCTGCAACTACTTCCCAAGCATCCGCTGGCTTTGCTTGGACCTCGGGGACTACTTATGGTGTCTTCGTGGCTGATGCAAGCAAGTTCCGTGTGGATGATGTTGTTTGGCTCAAGCGAGTTCCACATTCGACCACGGCCAATACCTACCTCGACCTCTATGGTGTTGTTACCGCGTTGGATACCGCTAGTGACTATATCCTCGTCGTCTCCACCGAGACCGTTGCCAACGTGTCTAACGACACCGATGCTAACTCTATCGCTGTGATGAACATCGGTAAGTCCGCTTCTGAAGGTGACCGTTCCCGTGAAGGTGGTGTTGAGTTCCCGATTGAACCGGAAAACTATACCCAAATCTTCCGTGAAACCGTTGGTCCTTTCACTCGCAACGCCCTCAAAGCTGGTGTTCGCTTCGACAAAACTGGCACCTATGCCAGCGCAGTCAAGCAGGCGTCGCTGCGAATCACCGAAGCGGTTGAAATGGCATCCTTCTTCTCCAAGCGCGGTATTCAAACCGTGACGAATCAAAACGGTAAATCCGTTCCACGCCGACAGACCGGTGGTGTGCTCTGGTTCCTGGAGCAGTACGAACTTGCCTCTGGTGGTTCCTTCGGCTACCGTCCAGGTGGCTCGGCAATTACTTCGTCAGCCTGGCAGACCGAGGAATTGAAGCGGGTTATCAAGGTCAATGGCACAATTACCTGTGCCCAGCTTGAAGGACTCCTTCGCCGGGCTTTTGAAAACACCGCTGACGGTGCGTTTGAAAAGCTGCTGGTTTGCGGTTCGACCCTGTATGATGTCTTCCAACAGTATTTTGCTCTTAAGTCGATTAAGACCACGACGTTGAAAACCAAAGAAGAGTCCTACGGGATGACGATCAACATGTGGGAATCCCCATGGGGCACTCTTTACCTCAAGTCTCATCCTCTGTTCCAGCGCACAGCTCTCCGCACATCTGGCTTCGTGCTTGATGTCGGCTGCCTCGGCTGGATGGACCTTCAGGATTCTGAAATCACCTTGCTCAAGAATCGTCAGAACAATGACGAAGATGGTCGTAAGGATGAATTCCTGGGTGAGGGTGGTTTGATTGTCAAGGCTCCTGAGAATCACCTCTACCTGGAGGGTGTCACCGGTATTACGGTGTAATTTATGGCTGCTCTTACTTCAGACAATGTCACGGTGACCTCCGGCTATATGCAGGTGAGCACACCGTATCAGCTGAAAACAAAACAGCTGACGTTGGTTTTGTCCAGTCAAGGAGGCGCGACTAACACGGTCGATGCTTCCACGCTTGGTTTTACCAACATCCTTGGTTCCACGATGGCTCAGAAGTCTGATGATGCTTTGGCGCTGCCTACGTGCCCGAGTTATGATGGTTCTAAGCTGTTCTTCTACAATCCCGCTCAGGCGACCGATGCTAATCGCGACGATCCGGCTGATGTGACTGGTACGTTCCGCGTGCTTGTCTGGGGTGTTTAACTAATCTAGGCTTCGGCCCGTGGGCCTTTAACCACGGGCAATTTTAACAAAAGAACAAAAATGAAAATTCCTGCAATGAGCTATGATGGCAAGCCTGGTGCTGCCAAAGATGTGAAAGACACTGATATGCTGACTCCTGGTGCTCGTGAGAGTGTCAAGCGCACGTCCGGCCCTCCTCCTAACTATGACCGCTCGAAGACCAAGCATGGTGCCTTCGGTGGTCTTGGTGTTCGTGGACACGCGTAAGTAAACCTTTGAGAGTAGCCTCTTTTTATGACTATTGGACAAATTCACGCATCTATTGCCGCATATCTTAGGAAACCAATTTCTGAGTTTGTGATTGGCTCTGGTGCGACCGAGACAGATTTGATTTATCTCGCGTTAAACAACGCGAGGAAAGCTGCTGAGCGGGTGAGAGATTTTTCCATCTGTCGGAAAAGAGGCTACTTCTCAATTACTACAAATGCAAACTGGACTGCACCGACGTGGTTCGATGCGACAACGGTTGTCGCGAGAAAGGTTAAAAATTGGTATATCCGCACCACGGGCACGGGAGCTAGTGGGGAGTTTGGAGGGATTGATCGAGCGGTCAAGGCTGTGACCTTGGACCAGCTCTCTACCCTTTACCGCCGGAAGGATTATGACTCCGTTCCGATGACGACAAATCAAAGATACTCCGCAGACTTTGATACAAGTTTTGGTCTGGACCCGTTACTCGGGCAGACTTATATTGTCATTGACGGACAGAGATGTCAGCTCTACCCTGTTCCTACTGCTGCACAGGTCGTCGTCATCGACGCTTACTACTGGTATCCTGATTGGTCCACGGGAACGACGGATGACTGGTGGACGAAATATGGATCGGAGTATTTACTTTACAAAGGTATGGTTGAGGCGAATCGATTGAATCAGATGTTTGCTGGGAATGTTGAAGGCAATCTTCCACCGCCGACACGGGAAGCTCAGAATGCGCTCGATGAACTGATTAAACTCGATATTGACTCCTCCGAAAGTTCAGCAACGATTGAAGATTTATAATTTTATGATTAATCAACAACAACAGCAATTTGATCCAATGGCGCAGTTGATGCAGCTTTTGGAATATCAACAGAGAAATAAACAACTGCGTCAACAGGGAGATCTGGGTAATCGAGAGTTAGATATTCGTGGTCAGAGTGTTCAAAACCAACAGGATCAGCTTCGTCAAATGGGCGAGCAATTTCAGACTGGGCTTGACTGGGATAGGGAGCAGGCTGGGATGCGGAAAGAACAATTCGATGCTGAGATGCAGGCAAAGATGCTGGCTCAGGCTATGGAGCAGAGTCGGTTTGCTCAGACTAATCCGTTAGAACAGAGGTTTAAAGAAGCCCAGATTGCTAATTTCCAGAGGAATCAAGATCCAAATAATGATCCTCAGATGAAAGCTTTGGAGCAAGCTAAGCAACAGCAAGCTCTTGAGTTTCTTCAACAACAATATCAACTCGCTCAACCTGGATCGTTGGAGTCTCAGCAACTCGGCCAGCAATTAAAACAAGCCGCTGCTCAAATGTTTGGTTCGATGATTCCACCTCTGCCTCCGATGACGATTGAGCAACAAAACATTCTTAAAGCTACTAAACAATAACATTTATGTCCAAGAAAAAATCATACAAACCCAGCACAGCAGGTTCAGCCCAGGGAGATATTTTTGGGAAATTGACTGCTCAGAATCAAGGAAGTGGACAGCCCTTTTTGCCACAGTCTTCTTCAAATTCTCTAGTCTCTGGAGATAGGCCATTAACTCGCAATCCAGGAGGTAAGAAAACCTATCTACCTAACTCTGGGATCAGCCAGGACGCTCAGGACATCATCGCCATGCAGAATAACATGATGATGCCAAGTCGTGGGTTTAAGCGTGCGGGTGGGGATAAGCCAGACCTTCTTGGCGGTGGGATGAATGAATTCTATGCTAATAATCCTCATATTGCTCGTGGCCCAGAAAGGGCAGCCCAATTGGCACAAGAACGCCAGCAACAGCTAAGCCAAGGTTTTGCAAACGGTCGGGCAGCTGTGCAGGAGAAGCTTGCAGAACAGCAGATGCAGCAACAGATGCTTCAGGATAATGCTGGACAAAACCGCTCGGTTGATCGTGGATATGGCAGCGGGAGTGTGGAATTTCTCCCCCCCGGCCAGCGGACTCGTGGGACTATGAAAGATCCATTGACTGGTAATTCGGTTTATATGGATGAATATCTTCCACAACAGTCACAGGTGCAGGATACAAAGTATGGTGCCATGCCTGGTCAGGAAAATGGTGGAGCCTTGACACGACCCCGGGTGCAATCTCAGCCTCCACAGACTCAGCCTCCAAACCTATCCGGGATTGATCAAATCTTCCCTCAGCAATCTTCTCCGTCCGGTGGTGGTGCATCTAGCTTGGTTGGGGCTGGTGTGGCACAGGGAGCGCCGGGCGGGGACTTTTCTATGCCTCAGTGGGTTAATGATGCGTTGATTCCTTCGGCGCTGCCTTATCAGCCACAGATTCCTCAGACAATAGAGCAGCAGTCAAGTCCTGGAGTTTTTGATATGACGAGAGGTTCAAGAGATCAGCTACCACCTAATAGTGGTCCTCAACCGGCTCCTTATGTTCCTAAGCAGTATGATTACATTTTCCCAGGTATGCAGTTTCCGCAGACTGGAACTTATGGTCAGCGAGAGCTGGCTAGACGTGGTTCGCAAGCTGTGATTCCTGGTGCTTTTGATAAAATTGAGTCTGGAGCACAAGGAATGCAGAATTCAATTAGTGATTTTCTTCGTTATTTGTTTGGTGATCCAAATCCTCCAGAGATTACACAACAGTATCGTTAAACTTTAACTGACTCCTATGCCCACTTTCTCCCAAATCTATTCCCAATTCAACAACGCTAAGGCTCAGAACCTAATTGGTCCTGACGAGTCTTTGTCGAGCTATGCAAAGAAGGCGTTGTCCGTCACTGGTGATCCGAGCTATCAGTCCGTCGCTGAAGGTGGCACGGTGGGTAACTTTGTCCGATCCCGCTCGGCTGATTTGACGAACTTTGTCAACTCTGGTCCGGTAGATGAATGGTTGGGTCAGGGGACGCAATGGATTGGAGATAAGTTTGGAATCAATCCGGAGACTTCCCGCAGTGTTGGTGAGTCTCTGCCAAGAATGGCTGTTGACTTTCTGCCTATGGCCGTTGGTGCAGCAATGACCAGTGGTGCCTCGTTGGTGCCTTCGGTTGTTGGTATGGCAGCAACGAGTGGACTGAGTGCAGCAAATGCTTATGAGCAGTCTGGGCAGGTCAGTGACGCACTGATAGGCGGTGCTGCTCCTTATGTTGGTGGGAAGCTATCAGAAATTGGCGGTAGAGCAGCTTTGAATTTGGTGCCGAAGTCTCAAATTCTTAAGCGCATGGGCTTTACTGGAGGAACTGCAACAACAGAAGCCCTGACGGCGGCTGAACAAGCTGCTTTAATTGAAGCACAAAAAGTAACACAAACTGTTGCTGCAGGAGCAACCAAGAGCTTTACAAAATTAGATAAACCTCTCGATAAAGCTTTGCACTATCTCGGCGGTGAAGCTTTGGCGAATGTTGGTTTCACTGGCTTGGATGTTTTGCAACAGGGCACTGACGCTGTGTTCAACCGAGACTATCTCTTTGCCAATCTTGTCTCTAACGTTCCGTTCGCCGCTGCTGACATGGCTGGGTCGTTTAGGAGTCGCCAATTAAGTGAATCAAAGATCAATCTCCCCGAAGCTGCACCAGTTTATCTCACTCCAGGCGAGGAACGCGCAGTTTATGCAGCAGCGATGTTCAAAGACCTCGAATCTCCCGAGGCTGTGGATGCTTATCGCAAGAAATATGGTCTCGACATGGTTGATATGTCGATCAAAACCGAAGGACTCAAGACCGCTCTCAACGCTAAAGAATCCGGCTTGCGCACTGTAGAGCTTGATTTTGTGACAAAGTGGAACGACTATGTCTCTAAGACTCCGTTGGCTCAGGACGCCGGCTTTACTCCAATCCAGCGTGGTGGAGCTTTTGGTAGAGACTTTGTTGGTTTGGATAAGGTCATCGGTAACTCCGAGCTACCCATGGAGGCTAAGGCTTTGGTGGATGAGTTCAAGCAACAGAGGAGTTCCTTGAGGGCTAGCTATTCAAAGACTGTCGGCAAGCTGGCTGATCCGATTTCGATTGCGGAGAGTTTGCCGAAGGCTATTCAGGATTTGAAACTGGATGAATTTCTGAAGACTCCAATCGAGCAGAGGGACTATGCTAAAGCTCTGGAGAAGACTTTTCTATCTCTCGACGGCGTCGATCTAATCCGTGACATCCATCGGCGTGAAGCTGGGCTGGAACCGCTGCGCCCTGAACTCTATCAAGAATACGTTGATTTGTATTCTGGCAAGCCCGCGTCGTTCACACCGGATAAGAGGATTGAACTGACTGTCGCTGCGAGCTTGGCACGGGGTGCTGTGCCGAAGTTTGAGAAGGCCAAGAAGAAGGTGGAAGAAGCTCAGGAGGAAGGGAAGACTCAAGAAGAGACTGTGCAGGAAGTTGTCCAGGCTTTTGAGGAAGATAATAAAGTCGCTGGGCAGTTTAAACAACCTGTGATTTTTGATGTTGCGGATACACAGTCGGGACTGGTTGTGCCAGGGGAAGCTGAAGGTGGTGTGGAACCGTTGCTGGGACAGAAGCCTGTGGTGAATGTGCAGACTCCTACTGCAGAAATTAGTCCAGTTATTGAACCGTCAGCACAGGTTGTTGTATCAGAAGCGGCTAGCGATATTCCTTGGTTTGAAGCTTCAGCTCCACAGGTGATTGAGCGTTTGCTTACGTCAGTTAATGGAGTTTTGACTAGAATGCGCCAAGCAGAGAATCGTAATTCATATGCTCCGATTCCGGCAGATACGACTGTGAAGTTGTTTAGAGATGAATTAAAAGTTCTGTCTCCAAAGAAGAAACTTGAACTAGCTAAACAAGCACAAAAAGAGCTTGGATATAAAGTTAATGTTACTGAGCTTGATTCGGCTCTTGTAGATTTACTTGATGTTAAAGAGCAAGAAGTAAATCTGCAAAAAGTGCTGGATAAACCATTGGATGAAATTCAGGTTGAAATAGCTAAGAAAGAAGAATCCAAAGAGTTTAAAGGTTCTAATTATGTTTCAGGTGAAGAACGTAGCGATATGCAGTTTGCTAGAGTGGATGGAAAGGCTTTCTTGATCCCACTCCCTGAAGGTGAACTTCAGCGCGTTGAGGCTTTTGCGAAGGGGATTCTTGCTAAACTTGTCCCGGCTGAAGAACTCCCTGCACGCAGTGAGGAGTTGATTAACCTGGCAAAGATGTTTAACAACCCTGAGGTTGCTTATGCTGAGCTGGGGAGGATGAGAAAAGGAAAGTCTGACGCGCAGTTTGCCCGGGCCTCTGCTGGAGCTTTTGACTTTGGTATGAGGGAGGTTCAGAATGGGAAGTTGATTCGTCCAGGGAAGCCGCCGCTTGGGACAAAAGATGGCTGGATGACAGAGCTAGAATTTCGTGTCAACGGTGGGGACCTTGGCCCACTGCAAAAAGATGAGGTTGCTTTTTATAAGCAGCTTGTTCCAGAGGCTTTTGCTGGTGATAAGGTTCATTTGCAGAAGCTGTGGGAT